AAAACAGTGTATGCAAATACATTAATTGTTGATAATGTTCCACTGACTTGGGGAGAAGCTACTAAAGACTGCACAAGAGTTCCTATATCGTCGGAGCATGTGGCAAACGCTATCAGATTAGCTAGAGCATGGGGAGAAGTCAGAGATAAATTTGGCTCACCAATTAGAATTACTTCCGGCTATCGCCCACCTGCTGTAAACAAATCTATTGGTGGAGCTAGGAATAGTCAGCATATTTATTTTAAAGCATTAGATATGCAACCAGTTAATGGTGATTTTAGAAGACTTTGGCAAGTGCTTTTGTCCTCCAATTTTACAGGACTAGGAGATGCCGTATTTATGGGAAGAAATAAAGGATTTTTCCATGCTGATATACGCCCAAGTGGTAGAGTAATATTCCCCTATTAATGTATCAGCAAAGATATGGCAATCTAAAGAAGTATAAAAAGAAAGCAGCAATAGCACATAGCAATGTTGGTGGTAAGTGTTGTTGCTGCAAAATCAATGACAGTCAAGAAATACATCATTCTAGCTATAGAAAGTCAGGAGACAGATACGGAATTAACATCTTCCCCGTATGCAAATACTGTCATAAAAATATATGCCACTCTACTACTAATTGGTTAACTAATAAAGATAATCCAGTCTGGAAAAATAAAAATACTCCAGCTTTCACTAAAATGCTACAGCGTAATTATAAGCAATTGCATAAGAAAAAATAAGATAATCTATTGACATTATCCTGAAAATCATCTACTATTAGATGGATTGAGTTTTAAGTTTTGGTATGGACTTGGAAGATATCTATCTATTCGTTAGCTTTGCTAAAGAGCAAGGGATTGATGTAAGCAGTGAGCAAGGTGGCTCACTTGCCTACGCATACTGTAAATATCTGTTTACAGATGAACAAGAAATTCAGCAGCAAGCATATTCGCTGCTAATGGTAGCACAAACAATATTGAAGGAGGAAGAGGAATGAATACATACACTATCGATGAGTTTGGAATTAAATTTGCCGGCATACAAACGCTGGATGGCAAATGTCAAGGGACGGACATCAATGTATCGCCAGAAATTCAAGTTTCGTATCATGGGTACGACGACTTTGTCCCCAAAGGAGTTCTTCCTGATGGAGTCGGCTGGACACAAGGAGAAGTCCAGCTAGTGGACAATCAAATTATCCCAGCCAAAGACAACAGCACTGATATTCTTGTGTTGTTGTTATGTCCTGCTACCGGGGGTAAGACGATATACTCAACGGATGAAGCACGTCTAGTAGTGCTTCATGATAGTGAGATAATTAAAACAAGTCGTACAAAGCGGACAAACAGGGGAGGGAAATTGTATGATTGAAGTAGTCACTGAGTACGATTCATTTGATTTTGGAGAGATAATTAAATCAGATGATTTCAATTTGTGGCAAAGATATACCGAAGAGGAACAATTTGCCGAATTAACGTCCGATTTGGATAGCTTGATAGTTGAACAAATCAAGCAAAACGTCAAAATTGGCATTGATTCTGACAAGGAGTTTGATCACGCCATCTCACCATGGCAAAATTTCTCTGAGGAGACTCTTTCTTTCTTTGGGGGAGAGACATTATCTCCTGAGCAAAGAAGCAATCAGGAAGCTGTTAGAAACGTTGTTTACAACTTTCTAGAGTGGGCGTTAGAATTCTATAATTTCTTGCAATGGGCATCAAATGACTAATGACTCAGGTTATATTTGAACACAAAGAAAGCCTGAATGCTTTCATTGATTATGTCAGGAGTGTTGGTGGAAAAATCTACGCTAGCGATGGCAAAAAGCTAACAATTGAATCGTCCTTAGAATCGGCGGCATTGATGTTTGGAGCAATAATTATATAACACTAAAAAGCACTGCTGATAAATGCAGTGCTTTTTAATTTAACAGTAGAGCTAAGCTAGTCAACGAAATCAATGGTAAATCTTTTTTACGTATAGCTTCGTTAATAATCGCTTTTGTGACATCACTCAATTTGCATTTTGGATTGTGGGCTTGATTTGGAAAAGGCAACAATTCAGTGTAATCAATAGATGGATCTTCCTTTCCTTTGAATCCATTGAATAGTCCAGCCCAGCCAATTGCATGAACTCTAGAGTCAATGTTTGACTGAGCCATGCGTAAAGATTCCATCTCAGTAATACATTCAAATACTACATAATCTGGCTGCTGCAAATAAGTTTCCCAGTCACTAAATCTTCTATCTTTGATTTGATAAGATTGAATACGCCAATACAGTTTTTTCCAATCTATTCCATCGGTAACGCTAGTTGAGTCTTGTCCTCCCCCGGCTCATCTTGTACAACTGTCTCTACAGATTCCCATCTGTTAGATTCATTTTGGAAGAAGTCATAAATATCGTTAATAAGAATTTCATCTAGCTGCTTAGTCATTTCTAGTGTCCACTCAGAACTTCCAAGCACATAGAAATAATTAGAGGACAAAAATCCAACACTGCCTGCTTTAATAGAAGCTGGTAATGGCTGCGTTTTAATCAACGTGTTATCTATTTCATAATTTCCTTCAGCAATAATGTAGCTACTGCCTATTCTAATGCCTTGCCTATGTGTTAAATTAACTGTTAATGGTTCAACTGTTAACTTCTTGTCATTTATGTTGCCATCTACAGCAACTTTGATTGGGTAAGCAACTCTATTCTTAATAATGATATGCGCTACAGCAACTTTAATATCTAAGTCAGCAGAGCCAATAAATGTAGACAAATCGTAAAATTCTTTGGCATATTCTTCCACAATTTGACTATTATCTAAGTTATCAATACCACCAAGTAGATTACGTGCTTCAACTGTGCTGATGCTTTTTTCTTTGGCAATTTTGTTAATTAGATTTGATGCCATTACGCTACCTTGCCCACGCTTTCTTTCGTGTTCAGATAGTTCTTGCCTCTCCCCAACTGTGATAGATTTTGTTTTAGCTAAATACAAATATCCAGATTCATCAGTTCCGACTTTGATAATTTCTGGTAAACTTTTTTTTTGAATTAATGGCAGCATGTTTATTACACCAATAATAGTTCAAACGAATCGTAGTAATCAGCAAATGTTTCTGTTGTAGCAACTAAAGCAACTGACTCCGGGACTTTGATAGTAAACGACACAGAAGGATCTGATATATCGTATACTTTTATGTTTCCTGATAATCCGCCCTTAAAAACTGCTGCTCCACACAATAATTTATTGCCGTTTTGTCTACAGTTTACCAGAATTGCTAGCACTCGTGTGTTATCAGTTAGTATTTTCAATTATTGTTGTACCAAATTAGTTGCACAATAATAATATCATGGATTAACTAAAAATGAAGGGAGGATGCCAAACAAAATCTTCACCTTGGAATAGTAAAGTAAAGCTAAATTTTTGAACATCATTTTGATTAGCTGGTAATGCCATAGATCCTATTTTAGCTATACCTTCAAATCGCTCGCCATTTGGCATTGTAACAGCTACATATACGTCCCTGCCAAATAGTTCACTAGAGAAAATACCAACTGGTTTTACTATAGTTTCTAATGCTCTATCTCCTGCTAATGCTATGCCAGTAACATTACATGTTTTAGCTAATCTTACAAAAGCATTATTTACGCCTTTTCCAGAGCGAAAATTTGTTGTTTCTACTTGAGTTTCCTGAGAAGATAAATCAATTGTTTGCAATCCAAATAATGGCAAAATTCCTTCTATGGCTTCTGCTATATCACCTTGCCGCAAAGAATAAGGTAAAGGATAGATTTTAACAGTTGTAGTAAATTCTTCTATCGTTGTGTCTTCTGTTAATATAATTTGCTTTCTGTATGTATTTATGCCGTCAGCGTCTGGATTAACAAAAGATAGAGAAGTGCCAGCAGGTAAGAATACATCAGTATAACTGCGCAGTTTAACAGAAGTAGCAGAGATGTTTGCCGTCTCTACTACTTCTATTTCTGTCTTAAATAAATCAGTAATAGTGCTGCCATCAGAATTAACGTCAAGCAGCAATATTTCTAAGCAGCAACTTCTTAGTGGTTGCGAAGTAGAAGCCATTTATCCCCCTAGCTTTTAGTAAGCCATACTAAAAATTAGAGTAAGGAGCAGTCCATTCGTAAATAGAACCTTGATACATTAATGTGAAAGAGTATTTCTTAACTTCGTTTTGGTTGGCAGGCAAGTTCAATGCCATGATTTTTGCAACACCAGCAATTCTTTCCCCATCAGGCATTGTTGTAATTGCATACACTTCTCTGCCAAGTCTAACGTTATCAAAACCAGCTGCTCTTTTAACAACAGTCTCTAAGCATTCATCACCAATTAATGCAATTCCAGATACAGAGTAACTTCTATTAAATCTAACAATTGCAGCTTCAGTTCCAGCTCCGGAGCCAAAGTGAGTAGTATCAACTTGAGTTTCTTGATTATTCAAATCCATTGTTTGAATACCACTTAATGGCAATAGCTTTGTAGCGCCAGCAGTAATATTAGCGTCTGTTTGATAAATTAAAGTAGCAGTTGATGAGGCTGCTATTGGGCGAAGTAATGGAGAAATAGAAATTGACGTACCTGAAGTTGCAATACTTTGAACATCTTGAGTTACTACAACTTGTTGCCTAGATTTTGCATTTACAGCACCGCTAGGAGCAGCAAAAGATAAAGCTGTTCCAGCATTAATAGCAAAGTTTGTTGAAGTACCAGTAATAGCAGAAGTAGTACCTATGCTTAAAGAAGTAGCACCTACAGCAGCACCAGTTGTGTTAATAATTGCAGAAGGATACCCAGTAGAAGATCTACTGGCAGCACCGAAATTATCTAACGGCAAAAGCATCATCTCGAGAGAAAAAGACTGTAAAATTTGAGACGCGGTAGCTAAAGGCATGATTTATTCTCCTAATAAGAGTAAGGTTGTACCCAAGCAGCATTGCCTTGATACATTAATGTAAAAGAGTATTTCTTAACTTCGTTTTGGTTAGCAGGCAAGTTTAATGCCATAATTTTTGCAACACCATGAATAGATTCACCATCTGAGGTGGTTGAAACAGCATATACTTCTCTGCCTAAGAAAGCATTGTCAAAACCAGCTACTCTTTTTACAATTCTTTCTAGCGCTTCATCACCAATTAACGCAATGCCAGATGCTGAGTAGCTTCTATTAAATCTAACAATTGCAGCTTCAGTGCCAGCGCCAGAGCCAAAATGAGTAGTATCAACTTGAGTTTCTTGATTATTTAAATCAAGTGTTTGAATACCAGTTAATGGTGTTGGAGTAACACGAGAAATAAAAGTTAAAGCAACTTCGCTGCCAGTGGCACTTGCATTTGCACTAATAGTTAAAGACGTATTACTTGCTTTTGACACAACATACGCATTAGTTGGTATTCCAGTGCCAGCACCACCAGTAACAAAATCACCAACTTCAACGTCGACAAAAGAGTTAGTAGTAGTAATAGTTGATGAATTATTAGTCGTGCTACATGCCGTAATTTCTAAATTAGCGTGATTAGACACAAAAGGAACAATTGCTCTTCCTATTGGATTGCTTCCAAAAACGAGAGGACGCAACAAAGGAGTCACACTTAAAGTAGTAGCTGATGTCCCAACAACTTTGTCTTCATTGACAATTACTTGCCTCCTAAATGGAGCAGCAGTATTACCACTAAATGATAAAGAAGTTCCTTGGCGCAAAAAAACAGGAGTGTTTGCAGTGCTTGATAAAACACTAATAGAGGTATCTCCAATAATTTGTGCTTGCTCCAACGCTAAAGTAGCAAAAGAAACTGTACGACTAGGTACACCATAATTTGCATCAAGTGGTAATAAAATCAAATCTAAGCTTGTATTCTGTAATATTAAAGAACTAGTTGCTAAAGGCATATAAATCCCCTATATTTCTTTCTTAATAGTTGCCAAGACTAAGTGTTAATGAAAATTGGATCTTTAATAAAAATAGTTGCCTGTTCTATAAATTCATTGCTAAATGGTATGTGTGTCAAAGACATAACACAATAACGTTGCTCTATTTTAGATATTGCTTTTATTAAATTAGAATCTCGCTTCCAGTTCTTAAGAATTATCTCCCACTGCTGCGGTTTATATCTTTGCCCAGCACTAGATCCGCCGGCATATCCAATCGGATTCTGACGTATTAAGCACTCCAATCCATTACTTACAGATGGTGGACTGCTTGCTGAACCATACACCCAAATACTAGGAGTACCATTGCTGTATACTCCTAACTCTGTGCTTAATAGCGTTCTTAGTTGTGTGTTTAATTCAGCTACATTCATGGCTGTATAGACTTAGATTGAGAGTTTCTTAAAAATCCTAAATCAACAATATCTCTTGGAGTCGTAACTGTAAATTTATTTTTCCTTTTTGTCGCTGCATCCCATGTAAATATTTCAGCTTCTATAGTCTTCCTAAATTCACTATCAAGTTTATTTGCAATGTCCTCAAACAATTGATCGAAACTATTCGCTGTACGTATTTTATCATTAAAATCTTGTACAATATCATAACGTCTTTCCTGTCCATTTAATCCTACGGTTCTCCAAACCCAGGGACGAGCAGGAAAATCACTCCCATCCTTTCTTGTACCGCCTTCATGAACAATAGGAGCGTAATTTGCACTCCAAGTATAAGTAGCAGTTTTAGGGGAAATATTAATATTTTTATTCCAAATAGCTTTCATAGTTTCCTGAATAGTTTACCTATAAAGTTGCCATTTTTAAAGTAACATAAATATGTAACATTTGTGTTAATGTGATGAATTTTGATGTTAACCAACAGCTGCTAATCAAATACTACGAGAGTAAAGACATAAAAATAAGAAATAAGATTGTAGAAAAAAATTTAGGACTTGTCTACTCTGTTGCTCAAAAAGTCCAGAAGTCTTGCTCTGTTCCATTAGAGGATTTAGTACAAATTGGGTGTCTAGGATTAATCCAAGCTATTGAAAGATATAATCCTGAGAAATCTAAAAAGCTGTCCAGCTTTGCTGTTCCTTTCATAAATGGATATATGTTAATGTTCCTGCGGGACAAAGACAGATTAGTTAAAATCCCTAGGAACATCCAAGACATTTATCAGAAAATAATGCGTAATGCTAAAAAGAAAGGTATTACTTATGAACAATCAGCTAGGGACTTGACTATTTCAGAATTAACCGCCAAAGAAGCTGCGATAGCTCATGATAAAATTCACATAGAACTTCCTGAAATCAGTTACTTTGATAACTCTACTATCGATGAATTAGAGATAATACTAGCTAAAATTCCAAGCAAGCACGCACAAATACTTAGATTAATTTATATTGAAGATTATAAAATACAAGATATTAAGTCATTATTAAATTTGTCAGTATACCAAATTAAACAACTAGAATCTGAAGGTATAGAACTACTTAAAAATGTAGTCAACGATATTGTTGTTTGTCCTAGCTGTTTAAGCAAAAATGTTGTCAAGAACGGGAAAAGAGGAAATAGGCAGCAATATTTATGCAAAAGTTGCCAAAGTCAGTTTGTTGAAAATCCATTACAAATTGGCAGGCCTTCTTACGATGAGAATGTCAAGATAACAGTCTTAAACGCACTTTCTAATGGCAAATCATTCGCATGGTGCAAACTCTATTTAGGTGTTTGCCAATCTACTGCCTATAACTGGCTAAAGCAATATAAGGTGGTAAATGGAAAATTACACAAAAACTCTATGATGGATTTTTGATTTTATTGACATACCAATTTAAGTACCATAAAGCTTTCTGTAAATCTTCACTACCATTCTTGTGTTCGCTTCTCCATAAGTATTTAATGACATTGCCTTTGATGAATCCTCTTAGCTCTTCCGGAGATAAAGCTGCTGCAATTGCATCAATGCATTCAACTGAACTTGTTGTGTAATGCTGTGGGTGATCTACGTTTGACATAATAAAAAAACCTCCTTGCGGAGGCCCCATTTGTGTTGTGTGTGGTGTAGCTATTGCAAGTTAGTAAGTTAGAGCTTACTGTTTGTCTTTTTTATCCCGTTCAGGATAATCATAATCAACCATAGAATTTGCCTATTGCTTATCGAATAAAATTAATATAGCATCCTATTTTATTGCTGTCAATAGTTTTCTGAAAAATTATTTAGACTGCTGTTGGCAGCGTTATAGTACCTCGTATTAACGTACCTCTTTTAGTTGTGTAAGCATTTATTCTATTCTGTGTAATAGCTATGAACTTCCAAGTTCCTTGAAATATAGAACCATCGTTATTAGTTAGTTTAGCTGTACCAACAGATTGAACAGTGATTGTAGTTGGCATCAATTTTGGATTACTCAGCCGTCCTTCGACTTGGATTAAGCTAGTACTGTAGCTGCCAGGCATTTGCAGCACTTTTGGATCTTTGTATTCAGTTGCAGAAACTAATAGTGTGGTGGGAGTAGATGATTGAACATAATTCCCAGTCTCTGGATCTACTGTAAAACTACCACTGCCAACGTTGAATTTTAACTCTAAATTAACTGTACTAAAATAATTATCGGGCAAATGTTCTAACGCGCCACTGACAAGTTGCTCAATATTCATGACGTGTACTCACTTGGGCGATATTTTCTAAATATTGATAATAACTCATTTATTGGGCTACCACTAGTTTTGTTGCCACTTATTCCAAGATAATCTGACTGTGATGCATACTCTACTTTGTACTTCTCGTCAGAAACATCTACAGATTTTACTCCCTGTGATTGAGGAGAAATTCTCATAGCCACAATACTAGCTAAAGCACGTTTTAGTATTACAACTTCCTCTGTGTTAGTTGTAAAATTAAAACCAGAATAATAAGTAATTTTAAGTTGTTTTTTTAGTCTAGGAACTGTTGGACTGCGACTATATCTCCTAAATCCAGTGTGATAAAAATATTCATGTCTTAACACTCGACTAAGAGACAATAAGCCAACTTCATTGTTATCGTAATCAATAATATAATCTTTATCTAAAGTAAGTAATTCCCATTCTTGTAAAGAATAAACACCAAAGCGAGGCGGAGTATCACTCCCTCTTAATTCTATTACAGGAGCAGGAGAAGGAAGTAGTGGACGTATTGGCACAATCACTCTTCCAGTATTTGGTATAGACAAAATTTTAGTAAATTCTGTTAGAGCTAATGGACGGTTAGAGCCATTAACTCCTTCCACTAAACTTTGAGCTAAAGTTATTGCAGTAGTCAATGGCTCTCCAGTCAAAGTAATGCTGGGAGCATAACTAATACAGTCTTGATTAGAGAGCCACGGCATATTAAGCAACCCCGAAGTATTGCAAATAAATGTTAGCTTTGCCAGCGGTTAAATCAGCAGTAGCTACTACTAAATTAAGCGCAGATTTAGTACCGCCAGCTAATTTAACTGGTGTAGTGTTAGCAGTTAAAGCTACAACTCCTGTTACAGAAGCAATTGCTGTAGCAGTATAGATAGATTGCGCCACTGGAGATGACGCATTATTGATGAAACTTAATCCAACTGTAGCGCTACCACCACTTGTTATAGTAGTGACAACGTCTATAAAACCACGATGAATAATGGAGCCAGGGGGTAATTCTAGCTCTAATGGAATGTTCCCAATTTTCCCGCCTACATCAGCAAAATCATAAATAACTTTAACGATTCCACCAATGGAGTCATCTTGGACTCTAGTTGGTATTGTATTTAACTTAGGCATTGCGTCTATCCTCCACAAATCTAGGACATTCTTTTAAATACTCTGGGCAAAATATTGTACCAACCAAATTAGTTCTAAATTGCCCACACAACAAACATTTGAACTGTGAGTCAAAGCCAGGATGCTGAAAAGCTGGGGTAGGAGCCGTAGATGTTTTTTTCCTTGACTCCTTTACCTCTTTGGCTTCTTTGATTATTTCCTTATTTTCATCTTGTTCTGTCATAGGAAATATCAATATTAAACTGCGGTTTTGAGTGTGTTAACTTTGATAACTCTAAGTTGTTGTGGGACAGCACTACTGTCTCCTGCACCATCAACATCCATTTGAACAAATCCTTCTTCAGAGCGCCAGATAGTTCTAGTAGCACGTCCAAAATCAGTGTCATCATCAAAGCGAACTTCCATTTCAGTGCCGATGCCACGTCCGATTGTGTCAGAACCAAAAGCAAAGCTAGTGTGAGTGACTTTGCTGCTTTCTGTTTGAACACCGGGAGCGCCGCTACCACCAACACCATAAGCATTAGTCTCGAAAATCATGAAGTTCTCAAAATCTCCACAATATCCAGTTAGCTTATCTGTCTCACCAGGAGAGATTAGAACAGGATTTAAGAACTCTGTCAAAGCTTGCAATTCGCTAGGACTAGCAGCATGCCACAAAGTGTCATAGCTAATTTTTAATTGAGTCAAAGCTGTGCTGTTAACTACCAAGCCATACTTGTTACCAGCAAATGGAGGAATCTGTAGCTCTTTCATGTAACCATACAGAGACGCTAAGAATTTGCGAGATAAAGTTCCATCATCTCCAGCAGTAGCAACATCACCAATCGCAGTGGTAACAGCGTTTTTATCATTGTAAACAACACGAGTTGTGCCAGTCCACAAGCTTCTAATCTGCAAATCTTCCCATGCGTAGTAATCTCGCATTAAGTTTCTATTCAAAATTGACAATAGTTCAATCATTGAATAGGCAGTTACAAAGCTAACTAAAGTAACAGGAGGATATTGGGAATTACGTCCTAAACCCCATTCACTTAACTGAGCTGTTACAACTCCAGTGGATAAATTTTGATTACCAGAGTCAATACGAGTATACGCACCAGCACTTGACAGCAATCTGTCTTCAGGAGCGTTAGGAGCAGGTAAATAAGCCGCTCTAGGAATCTTAATGTTGTCTCCCAATCCTTTGCCAAAATCAATTACAGTATTAGCAAATTGCCAAAAGATAAATCCTTGACGATTGTTAGTACGCATAATTGATGACAAAACAGACAAAAAGCCGCCTTGGATGTCTCCACCAACTGTTGCAGCATCCTTGGAAATGGTAGAAGAACCACGCAACATACCATTGGCTTTTGCCCAAGACTCTAAGTCTTTAATAACAGCTGCTTTGTTTTCTTTAACAAATTGATTCAACTGCCTGTTGTCTTGAGTAACATACTGGGAGCCATTGGCGCGTACTTTGATAACTTTGGAGCAGTCATCAAAAATGTTAAACCAATCTTTTAAAGCACCTTGTGGCGCATCTGCTTTAGATGTTATTACTCTATTAACATTAGGAACAGAAACGTTTTCAGTTTTTCCTTGCATTCTACCAATATCATTTAATACTTTTTCGGCTAATCTCGCCGTATCTAATTGAGACTTAAGAGCGTCCTTTTCAGCACGTTCTTTTTGTAAAGCAGCTTCTAATTCTGCTTTAGCTTGTTTTTCCGCTTCTAAAGAAGATTGCATTTTATCTAAATGAACAGATAAAACACGTTCAACGTCGTCTAAAGACAAAGGCTTGGGCGCATCATGCTCAGGAGCAGGAGTAGGTGCAGGAGCTGAAACATCTGTAGTAGATTCTACTGATACGCTGTCTTGAATCTTGACGGAGTTGGCAATAGCAAATCCTTTTGGTTTGTCTGACATTTTTTCTCTTTTTGCTTGATTAATTGAATCTATGACTTGCTGTTCTGATAATTCTTTTATAAATTTCCGTGACATACAATTAAGCTAAAACACTTGTTTTTAGCTTAAACTATTCTCGCTAATTATAATGGCAATAATTATTGTAGCTGTATCTTTTATGGTATTAAATTATGTCCAAAAGGCAGGGAAGCTATTTAAAAAAATGTAGAATTGAAAAAGGTTTTAGTTGCCAACAACTAGCAAATTGTATTGGAGTTAGCCGCATGACTCTCGTTAGGGCGGAAAGTAATGGAATTAAACGTGCTTGCTTAATTAAAAAAATAGCTAAAGTATTGGAAATTAGTCCGTCTTATTTATTGGAATTAGATTATGACTGAACCATTTAAACCTCAGTTTAATACACAAAAATTAGATTTATTACTTAAAAAAGGTGAGACAGCTAGATTTAATTTAACTGTAACAGGTAGTTATGGCATGAACTTTGCAAATGCTTTGGTATTTGGAGAAGTTCGACGTAAATCTCCGGGATTTAGTTTAGTTAAACGATTTACTGCATCTACTACAATTAACACCCCAAATGTACAAATTAAAGCATATCCTGCTACAGCTGACAAAAGTAAAATATTGTCTTTACTGCCTGTTAGAGTTGGGGATAAAGTAATTGTTGAAGGCGCTGTTGCAATTGCTAAAGTAGATGCTGTCACTGACTCTACTCTTGTTTTAAATTCTAATGCAACTAAAACAGTTAGTGAAGCTAGAATATTCAATCGTTCTGCATCAGTGGCTGCGTTTCATGCTAACGTAGCAAGCAGTTTTACCGTAAATATAACTAGCAACACACAAAATGCGTTAACTGTAACAGGCGTAACTCAACAAATCCCCGCTGGTAGTATACTTGCTTTTACAAATGGTACAGGAGTAACAGGAGTTACAGGAGTTACAGTAGCAAACACTGTAAATGCTGGACAAACAAGTATTGGAATTAGAGAAACAGTTGTCGCTGGCACTCTTAATGGCTACAACTGTTATGTTACAAATACTGTTGGTTACTTAAATAACGGAAGTGCGGATATAGCGATTAACTCAACTAATGCAACAGGAGTAGATGTAAGCATCCAAGGCTGGTATTTAGGTTTACCCGCAATGACTGCAAATACAAGATTGTATGTTCAATCTTATTCTAATGTTGATAAAGAATGGAAATATGTAGGAGCAGTAGCTTTCAAGGAAAATTTTATAGGAATCCCTCCTACCGCATTAACTACACCAACAGTAAAACTTTTGGCACCCGAAGGTAATGTTATCATCCCTCCTTATTCCAAATTCATGGTTGGAGTAATACCATTCAACACAATTAGTTTAGAATTATACGTAAACAGCGCTGAATTTTACGATATGGATGGAGAATATGGATATGAAATATTAGTTAGATTGAATAACGGAGACACTGTTAGAGTTATGGAAGGGAATTGTACATTTACAGATAGTTGGAGTGATTTACAATGAGCGATGATAGAGTTATAGTTTCTAGAAGTATTCCTATCACACCAGGAAGAAAACAAGCATCAGAGTCAATATCTGTTGTATTAGCTTCAGATCAACCAGCGTTAAATGTATTGGATGCTGCTGCAATACCTAGTGATGTAAAAGCATCAATGTTTGGTTTTCCTATTACAGAACAAAGACAATTTTTATTACAAGAACTACCTAACTATGGCATTGATTCTTCTGTGTGGGGGAACAATCCAGGAGGTAGTGTAACGTATTTGCCATCCAGAAGTTGTGTAAATATAAAAGTTGGGACAAGCGGAGATACTGCAATTTCCACTCATCAAAGCAAATTTGCTTACAAATACCAGCCTGGCAAACAAATCTCCATATCACAAGCTATCCAATGTAGCATTGGGCCTGTGATAGAAAATTGTGTAATTGAATGGGGAGAATTCACTAAAAGCGATGGTTACGGATGGAGAGTATTAACTAGAAAAGGAACTTCTGCTGGAAGTTACACCCCTTGGCATAATTATTTACTATTCTTTAGGCGTACTTCAGCAATGCCGGAAAATACTCCTACAGGCGTAGTACAACAGGATGTATATGAAGGCGCTACTACAGGAAGGCTTGTTAATCAAACAACAATGTACCGTCCTGCTTATTTAGTTGACACTGATGGTGCAGACACATCTTATATAAATACAAATACATGGGAAGAAATAGCTTTTACGACTTTAGATACAAGTAGATCTGTTAGTTTTAACAGAGATAGATATACTGGTAAAGACGCTGATGGAACACCAGCAGCTGATGGCACAAGAGGACAATCTGCAAGACAAGTGTCTTTTATTTCGGATAGCTATGAATTTAGTAATACTAGTGGTAACGTTAATCTAAACACTATAACAGTACCTAGTGAGATTCCTTTAAAAGTAGGAATGACTATTCGCGGAAGTGGTATTCAACCCAATACATATATTACCGCTATTAATACTAGTAGAACACAAGTTACTCTATCGCGAGATTTAACAAGCAATATTACCGCAAGTACAACAATATTTGCTAATGAGCGTTCAAATCTTTGTATGTTTCTTATACAAAGAAGCTGGTATGGTGGAGCTGGTGGTAGAGGATTGATGTATATTCCAGATCAAAATCCTCCATACAATGGTGCTACAAGGTGGGTAACAGGACATGAAATTAGGATTGGAGACACTTTACCCACTCCGAGTATGTCTAATCCAGATATGCCAATTACATACAGAGTTGGTAAAAAAGCAAATGCAACAACTGCTACTATTGACGGCAGCGTATTTTTAGACAGATTTGGAGTATCTGTTTGGATTGATGGAGGAGATCCACGTCCTGCAACTATTGAATCAGCATCTGCAACTGGTATTACAGTGGTAAATAACGTCTACACTCCAATGCTGGCAATAGCTCTAAAGCCATTTGTGTATAACAGTACTGTTGCTGCGGCTGATGTACAACGTCCGCAAAAATCAAGAGCGTATCCTATTAAATTGTATGTCAGTTCAACACAAAACACGGAATTTTATTTAGTCAAAGGCTCTCACGCGCTAGCTGCAAGTAATTATTTTAATAGTAATCCAACATGGTATGCCCAAACATTAAATAGTGATTTAAAACCAGTTGCCGTAGCAAGCGCTAGTCAAGGACAGTTTACTACTACAACAATTAATGTATCTAGCGGATATCCAACCAGCATAACTGGACAAGAAAAATTAATAGGAGCTTTTTACTGCGGCAATAACCAAGGTGTTGAATTTGATTTAAGAGAAATTTTCGATCCTCAAAGAGAGTTATTAGGACGCGCTGAGAATGTTACACCTAACAATGCTGGAGACACGTTAATGGTTATAGCAAGAAGTTTGGTATCATCAACAGATGCAACAGTCTCTTGTAGTCTTGTTTATGGAGTACAATAATGCCAGAATTTGTACATTTACCCGAAGATCTAGAAGAGTCTCTTGAAGATTTAGGACTTAAGCCTTTAAGCCCTCCAAAACCAGAATTTGTACATTTACCCGAAGATCTAGGAGAGTCTCTTAAAGATTTAGGACTTAAGCCTTTAAGCACTCCAAAACATTATCCTGCTGTATTAAGTACAGAAGGCACATTTGTAACAATTAACAGAGCAATCTCATTTCCAGAGCCAATTGAAGAAACGATTTTTGGTTATCCAATTGAAGACAAGCGTCAGATAGTATTTGCTGACACGCATTCTTATGGAATAGATCCTAACGATTGGGTAATACAATATGGAAGTGTAGACGGAAATGATATTAAGAAAAATGAATTGCCATCCACTTCTGGTAATGCTATCAGTAATGATTTATTTCCTTATTACAAAGGCGTTTGGAGTATAGGAAGTCAGTCAATACAAGACGAATATGAAGGGATTATTTCTTATGAAGATTACGGTAATTCTGCAATTGATTTAATTATAGATTCTAAGTATGACATTGGCAGCACCGCCAGAAGGTATGTCACTTGTGCCACCAAGCAAGTATTTGACTGTGATGTAGCAGCCAATGTTTTTGTTTCTTTTGGACTTAAAAGAGAGCATAAAAACGAAAGCTGTTTATCAAGATGTGGAATTTATTCATCTGAAACTGGTTGGTTTATCGAGATTAGTGGATCTGGCGCTGGAGACAATTTTAAAGTTGTTAGAAGATATACAGATTCTAGAATTACAACTCCCAATAAGACTATAGATCAAGTTTTTTATAGAAATGAATTTGTTGATAAATTAGATGGTAGCGGAGTATCTGGACATGTAATAGATTTTTCCTATGTAACAATGTTTGCCATTGAAATAGGAAGTTATGATGGCAGTGCTGTTAAGTTTTATGCTTATATTCCTGATAAACGAGCGGGAAGACATACATGGACAATGTTCCATAAAATAGGCATTTCAGATACATTGAATCAATTCCCAGAAAGGAACGCATCAGCACTTCCTTTAACTTTTTTTCACTCTACAACCCCATTAATTTCAGGCGTTAGTAAGTTAAGTAAATACGGAACGTCAGTCACTAGAGTAGGGGCGAGTACAGCAGTAATAAAAATGTTTTCTGCTGCTGGACAATTTAAAGAATTAATTCCTTTCAAGGAGTCTTTTATATTTGGATTATTAACTAAAGATTCTTTAAATGAAAAAAGAAACTACACTAGACATTTTCCAAAATATCTAACAGCTACAGCTAATGTTCCTACAGAATTAACAATTAGAAGATATAGACTTAATGAATCTAATTCATCTACTATAAAATTAGAACCTACTGTACAAGAACAATATGACAGTCAGAATTTACTTTATGTTGTTGATTCACTATCAGGCAAAATATCATTTATCTCAACTACGTTACAGACTTTGATTAAAACGGTAGATTGCAATGCTAGGAATATATTATATGTACAAAAATACGATATTTTGTACGTAGCAACTACCACAAGTGATGCTATTTTAGCAATCAATGGAAGCACTGGAGATATTATTGATAGCTTTCTCACCAACAGTTCTAACGCAATAGATTTGGCTTTTTCTTCTGTCACTATCAACAATGTTCTGCAAGATAGGTTAATAATTACTAATTCCTCAGGTTTTACCGTATGGAACATCACGGATGACACAACTAACCCAAGAGGATTTTTATCTCCATTGCTAATTTATAGTGTTACTGGATTGACTGTTCCTCTGGCTGCCCAAGTATTAGCTGCTGATAATAGATTTTTTGTTGCACTGCAAAATAATGTTAATATCTATTCTGCTACGACTACAACAGCTCCTAGTTTAGAGTCGTCTTTTAACAATGCTTCTTCTATTCTAGGAATAGCATACAGCCAACTTAAACTATTTATTTCCTTGTCATCTGGGAGTGTTTCTTGCCTAACAAGATTTAGTGGTAGCCAATACACAAATAGTAGTGAGTTTAGTTTTAGCCATAGTCTGTCAAATCCAGACATTATTGTCGCTGTAGACAGTGTAGATATTGTGTATGTGGCAAGCACAACTAACTCAAATGTAATAAGTAAACGCAATTACGCAAGTGCTGTAAACACAATATTAACTAATGCTCCTAGTATAGGTATAGTTGTAGATCCAAACTTAAATTCGTTATTATATAATTCTACTCAAGTTGTCCTAGAATTAAATTCAGGTGGAACTTTCATTGATTTAACATCAGCTAATTCATTCCTAAAAGGCAATCTATTAGCTGCTGGTATAACTGCTCTAATAAGCAAAGACGGTTTTCAGCCAGTAGGAGATATAGTATCAAATATAGTTATAGGAGGTGGTGCTAAACAAATAGATTTGACTCACGCATTCCAAGAATATAGAGAATTTTTTGCAACAAGTTATGATAGTTTTACTAATCAAATAGAGTCACAGGATTTAATATTATTTTTCTTAAAGCATTTAGGAGAATTGATTAGTAAAACAACTGAACAAATTAGCTGGCAAGCAAACGTAGGAACATCAAATTTTAATATAATAGCAACTCCTACCGCAACAAATCCATTACATATTGTTAACACAGGCAGCGGAACACTTTCAGTAATTACAGGGCAAAATTAATGGCTACAAATAGCTTAACTAGAACTAGCGGAAACGTTAACGGACAATTTGTTTATAGACACACACAAATTCCTGATCAGAATAATTCTGTTTATGGACAAGACGGCAGTATATGGACATTGTTTTACGGAAATAGCAGTAGAAGTGGATATAATAATCCTTTTGTCAGTTCCGCTGAGTGGAGGATGCTAAATTTACGTCTTACTAAATCTCCGTATAACGGCAAACTAGAGTTTGGCTTTAGCAACAACAGCAGCAATCCATTAAGTGCTATTTGTGGATTTACAGTTGGAATACCTCCCTTATACGCAACACATATCAATACAATTGCTAGATCTGTTGCCTATGGCTTTATCCGCAATCCCATGGCAGACGACGGCTCGTTATGGATTGTACATGAAAACACTATAAATCAATTGTCTGGCACTTACGGAATAGATGATTTGTCTATCACGGTAGAAGGGAATCAAGTAACCTACAAAACAGGAGATACTGAATTAAGTACAAGAACAATAACTTATACAGATGCGCATTTATATGTAGTAGGCGCATGCGGATATGCAGGAAATTCAATCGTAAATGTTGGCTTAGAAAATGGTAGCGGATTTGATGCAAGTCTTCCGGATTGGGATAATAAAGAAATTTGGATTTTGTGTAACGGATTAACAAATAATCCTCAAAATTATTACAATACGCCTCATGAGACAACTAACCCAATAGCAGCAAGCACATTAACAAGACTTGATGTCAAGTTGCAACAAAATGCCTCATTTACAATGGAGTTTCCGGATGAATCAACTACCGCTATTACTCAATCCGATAATAATTACAAAACAACACCCAATAACAAGACAATAAATGCTCAAATCCCTATTGTTGTTAAACTAAAATTTAATAATTTTTCTGATATAAAAGGATTAAAAATTATCTGTCAAATGACAGGCACAGAAACTAGCTTGACTAGATTTAGAACAGATAATACAACATTAAGAGCAAACTTAAACAATTTAGAAGAATTACAATTAAGAAGTTCAGCTAGTTCTACTCAGTCTAGATTTGCACCAGGAATTGGTATAGCACCATTGCCTTTACAGAATCTAAAATCTCTAGTGATAGAAGGTTCTTTTGATGTTAATTCGATAGTAAATAATTTGCATAAATGCGTAAATCTTGAGGAATTATATTCTGATTTATCTCTTAGTCTTTATGCATTCAAAATCAGTGCAATGCGAAAACTTAGATATCTTTATTTTAGTAAATTCACTGGATTAGGCACAACTGGCATTACTTTTTCTGGATTTAGAGAACTGTTTAATCCAAGTAGAACAAGCAATATAACTCATGGATTGTATTATACATGGGTTGGGGCAGAAAGCAATTTAGTCCCAGAATATGCTGAATTAGCAACAGCACAAGTTTCTGCAATAAAATTATATGGCTGGAGTCACACAAAATTAGGATTTAATAATACTGAAACTACTACCTACACAACATTTATTGGGATGCTTAATTTTGGATTTAATTTTAACGGCGGGAATAAAGCTTTAAAATCGACAAATTATGCACACAGATCTGGAAGTGATAAAACCAATAGTGAATTAAGTTTTGCTAATAATGGGACACAATGCACAATAACATTAAAAGAAATAATACAAACTGATATACCAGGCTGGACACAATTTTTCCCTGAAGATATGTTTATTTGTTTTAAAAAACAAGAAAGAAACAATGATCCAACTCCTTCTCAATGGACTGGAGTTAGCACTAATCAAGAATTAAGAAGAGTTGGTAGTCCTTCATCTGTTTGGACAAGTACTAATAATGGCACCTTAGCTATCACATTTAATCTAAAGCCAATTAAAAACCAATCATCTATTTCCAGCTTAAACATAACGACAGATGATGCTTATCGTGCTGGCATAACAGGAGTCAGTTACTTTACTTTATCCGCAAATAGCGCAGTTTTTAATAATATATCCATAGGAGATACTGTAAGAGTTAATAATGTGAATCTTCCTCTTAGTAATGCAACACCTTCAATTGTTGTAGACAAATCCTCCAATAATCAGACTGTTACAGTGTTAAAAGGAAGCATTGAGAACGACATTGGTGCTGGCAACAACCAAACAGCAATATTTAATTATGAGTTTCCTTTAGCAACTACTGAAGCAATAACAGATACGTTGACATATACCAATGATATAGATAAGACAGTTATTGTAACTTGGGTTCCTGCTGGAGTATACACAAACATGGCTGCTGCTTTTGCTTACATGTTCGAAGGAGTTGCGGGAGGATATTAACCAAATGTTTTATAATGTTTTAGTTACTTCTATTTTTTCTTTATTTAAAAACAATATTGTTAAACCGCAAAACAATTCTAAAAATACAGGACAAAATCAATGGCTACAAATAGTTTAACTAGAAACACAAATACAAACGGACAATTTGTTTATAAACATACACAAATTCCTGATCAAAATAATGCTATTGGCGGAATCGATGGCAGCATATGGACGCTGTATTACGGAAATAGCAGTAGAAGTGGATATAATAATCCTTTTGTCAGTTCCGCTGAGTGGAAAATGCTAAATTTACGTCTTGCCAAAGCCACGTATGATGGCAGACTTGAGTTTGGATTTCAAAACAATACAACTAGCAATCCATTAAGTGCTATTTGTGGATTTACAGTTGGAATACCACCTTTATACGCAACACATATCAACACAATTGCTAGATCTGTTGCTTATGGTTTTATCCATAGTCCAATGACAAATAACGATAGCTTATGGATTGTTCACGAAAATACATTAACTCAAGTTCTCCCTAAGCCTGGAATAAATAATTTATCTATCGTAGTGAAAGGAGATCAAGTAACCTATTATGCCGGTGCTATTGAATTAGCTAAGAGAACAATATCTTACACAGATGCGCATTTATATGTAGTAGCTGCTTGTGGATATGAAGGAAATTCAGTCATCAATCTTGGACTAGATGGAGGTTCTGGATTTAATGTGACTGTTCCAGACTGGGATAATAAAGAAATTTGGATTTTATGCAATGGATTAACAAATAGTTCGCAAAATTATTATTACACTCCTGAACAAATTAATCCAGCAGTAGCAAGCACATTGACAAGACTTGATGTTAAATTACAGCAAAACGCCTCATTTACAATAGAGTTTCCGGATGAATCAAATAGAGTTATTGATCAACTTGATAATAGTTACAAAACAACACCTAATGACAAAGTTATAGGCGCTCAAGTTCCTATTGTTGTTAAACTAAAATTTAATAATTTTACTGAAATAAGAGGATTAAAAATTATCTGTCAAATGACAGGTACAGAAACTAGTTTGACTAGATTTAGAGCAAATAATACAACATTAAGAACAAATTTAAGTAAGTTGGAAGAACTACAATTAAGGAGTTCAAATAGTCCTACTCAGTCTAGATTCGGCCCAGGAATTGGTATAGCACCATTGCCTTTACAGAATCTAAAATCTTTGATTATAGAAGGTTCTTTTGATGTTAATTCAATAGTAAATAATTTACATAAATGCATAAATCTTGAGGAATTATATTCTGATTTGTCGCTTAATCTTTATGCATTTAAAGTTAGCGCAATGCGAAAACTTAGATTTCTTTATTTTAGTAAATTCACTGGATTAGGCACAACTGGTATTGTCTTTACTGGATTTAGAGAACTGTTTAATCCAAGCAGAACAAGCGCAACTCATGGATTGTATTATGGTTATCCTAGTGGAGTAAATTATCTAGCATCAGAGTATGCTGAATTAGCAATAGCGCAAGTGTCTGCAATAAAGTTATATAATAATTGGACTCATACAAAATTAGGTGGTTTGGTAAGTTTACCTTATGGAGCTAATTATGGCTTTAGCTTCAATGGTGGAAGCACACCTTTAGGGCTTGGAAATGCTGTATATTTTGCTGGTAGCGCACTTGTTAGTAGTGGATTAAGTTTTGCTAACAATGGTACGCAATGCACAATAACATTAAAAGGGATACCAAATGCATCACAAACAAATTGGACAAATTATTTCATAGCAAATGCTCTTATTTGTTTTAAGAAACAACCAAGGTACGAAAGTGTAGTTAGCACTGTAGGTGGTGATATAATTCTATCTGGATGGACTGGAAATAGCAGTTCTCCTGAATTAAGAAGAATAGGAAGTCCTACATTTGCTTGGACAAGTGCTAATAATGGCACCTTAACCATCACATTTAATCTAAATGCAGTTAAAAATCAATCGTCTATTTCTGGATTAACAATAGCAGCAGACAACACTTATGCCGCTGGAGCAGGGGGAAGTTATTTCACTTTAACGTCTGGGACTAGTCAAGCTTTTAGTAGTATAAGCATAGGAGATACTGTAAGAGTTAGCTCTGTGAGTCTTCCCAGCAATTTAACACCTTCGATTGTTGTAGATAAATCCTCCAACAATCAATCTGTTACAGTGTCGAAAGGAACTGCCAGTGATGGGATTACTGCTGATCTTAATAACCAAACAGCAGTGTTTAATTATGAGTTTCCTTCAACAACTACCGAAGCGATAACAACAAATACATATACCAATACCTTGGAACAAACAGTTATTGTGACTCACAATGATGCAAATGGTGTTGAATACAGAAATGTACCTGCTGCCTTTACTTACTTATTTGAAGGCGTTGGAGCTGCATACTAATTAAAAGGAGAAACCAATGGGCAAAATCGCAATTAAAACAAACGCAACAGCTGATATATCATCAATACTCCCTGAAGTATTAAGATTTTATGATGCTACAGCTACTTCTACAATTGCTAGAGCTTCTGGCACTAATAATATAACTAGCTGGGGGGATAGGAGTGTTAATAATATAGCAGCTACACAAACTGTTCTTAATGAGCAGCCAATTTACGATTCTATCAATAAAACTATAAACATGAGTCCTATTAGAAATTTCTCAATAAATTTTGGGACAAATGCTTTTAGTGGAACTGTTTATATTGCTGATGCAGATCATGGTGTGCTTGATTTTGCTATTAGTGTTGGTGCTAATACTATTTTAAATGTTTGGACTAACGCAAATTTTCAACCACGCACTTCAGGTGCTTTTCTAAAAGTTATAGGAATTGTTATTACATCTAATCCAAATCATAGATCTATTATAGAAAATTACTTTGGAAGTAAATCCCAAAATTTAAAATACAGTAATGCGACTACACTTGAGAATTTTTGGCCAACTGAATTAAGTACTTCTTTTTTTGCTTGTCGTGTTAGCTCATTTCCATTGCTTAATATTCAGAATGTGACTAATATGACCTTTGTTTGGAGAGACTGCGCCTCATTAACATCATTCCCATTGCTTAATACTCAGAATGTGACTAATATGAATCAAACTTGGGTTAGATGCACCTCATTAACATCATTCCCATTGCTTAATACTCAGAATGTGACTAATATGAATCAAACTTGGTATCAATGCACCTCATTAACATCATTCCCATTGCTTAATACTCAGAATGTGACTAATATGGGAGCGGCTTGGTATCAATGCACCTCATTAACATCATTCCCCGCTATTAATACTCAGAATGTGACTAGTGTGTCTTCGGCTTGGACTACATGCAGCTCATTAACATCATTCCCCGCTATTAATACCGTAAAATTAACTAGTTTTATACAAACCTGGAGTGGCTGCCCATTATCACAGCTATCGATAGACAATATTATAATATCAATAGCAGCAGGATGGATAAACAATCTTAATAAAGAGATATCAAATATTTCAGGTATTTTTGGCAGCGGCATACCAATAAGTAATATAAACCGTCGTCCAGAGGCTGATCTTAACGAAACCAACACACAAGACACGATTTCTAATTGGAATACAATAATCGACAGTTATTTAAGTAATCAAATTACTTTAACGGAAATGAGAAATCAGCACGCAAATGCAATAAATACTTACAACACTAGATGGAAATCATGGGAACAAGCATTAAGGAACATTAATGAGTCTTTAAATGAAGTATTATACAACTTTTCAAACGGAACAGTGTCAGCACAAAAAGCATATTACTGGATGCTAGCCAAAAAAAACAGAAACATTACATTAGGATCACTCCCGCCTGTTCCGAATACCACAATCAGAATTTATCGCACTTCATCAGGAATGAACGCTACTAATAACAATGTTACATCTTGGGCTACAGCATTCCCTAGTAGTGGACAAAATAGTAGTCAACAAACAATATCTGGTTTAACAACTCAGACAATAAATCTCATAGAATGTATTATGTTCAGTAGCGCAAAAACAATTACTCTTAATTCAATAAGTGTTACAAATACTGGAAATTTTGTATACATAGGAACTCTTTACGGATATGTTAAAATAACACCACCTACTGCTACAAACCTAAGAATATCTACAAATAGTACTACTGAATTACCAATAATTAGTATTATGGTTACAACTACCGCAGTTAATGAAACTGAAGTATTATTACTATTAGGATACTATGGGAGCTTCCAAGAGTTCAATTACACGGCTAATACCTTAACTTCCGCCAACATTCAATTAACTGCTGTTTAATATGTATTACAAATTCACAAACAAAGAAGACGCACAGACGGCATTAAATTATATTAATGTCACTTTAGCATCTATGTTTCCACCAGAATTAGTCACGCCGGAAGGCATAATATCTGTAAATGCAGAGACAGGAGAACCGGATATAAATGCTGCCAAGACTACAACATGGGCGGAGATTAAAGAGTTCAAAGATTTTTACATCTTCCCAGTTCCAACACAGGAAGATGTAGGAGATTTGATATTACCACAGATTATTATGCCTGTGACTTATCAACTAATCTCTAGTGAAGAATTAGAGGAACTATCTAATGATTTCAGCTTTGAACAGATTGCCGCAAACAACCAAGGACAATTCGACTCCATCGAACACTCCATTCCAAATAGCGTAATCAGCTAATTCGTCGTCCTCATCATAATCGTATCCACCTGGTATTTGATGAGGACAAATATAATTGCCATATTCATCTACTTCAAAAAAGCTAACTTCTCTACCATATTCAGCAGAACAGTTTGGGCAAATAATATCTACTTCAGATAAGACACCACCAGTAGAACATTTACTAATCCGCATTGTCTTAATATCCATGATATCTTGTGCTTTTGAAGCATGGATAGCAGCAATACAGTAAACACATTTATATCCTTTATCTTTAATAGAGGATAAGTTTTTATACATTTTATCTTGACTATATTCTGGCAAGGAGTCATTAGCCAAAAAAGCATCTAAAATAAAACCAGTAGAATTTTCTACATTATCCCAATCATGATTTTTAAGTAAACTTTTACCAATTAATTGCTGTGGCATTTGTTCTAAAACATTGTCATGCCATACTTTGTAATTGCGACTTACCAAATTATCAGATGCTCTTAAAGGAACAATAAACCATTCATCAGCTTCCCATTCTTGTTTTGTCAATGATTTGATTTTATCCAAATCTTCTGGAATAGGAGTTCCCATGTATAAAACACGTTTAGCGGACTTTGTAAGTTCCATAATTTGCAGCATGATTAATCCATCCTTGTCTTGAATTTAATAAATTTAAATCAGGTTTACTAACATTACTAGAATAGTCTTTATGACATCTACAACGCATTTTACATGCTGTTGCCACACCAATTGATGGGAAGTGTCCAATTAATTGCCAGCCGGATAATGAATAAGCTATGCAATCTGGACAAACATTGTTGTAAGCACCAATTATCCATTTCTCCCATCTAAATCCAGCTTCTTTATGAGATTCAGCACGTCCTCTTTCATAGAATTTATAGAAAGAATCTCCGTACTTGTTAGCTCTGTCTTTTATCTGAGAAGGTGATAAATTGCCATTTTTAATTTCTTGAGAGAAACGACGTAAGTAAGCATATTCCTCAGCTAAGGCTTTACCTACAATGCCTTTGTCTCTAGATTTAAAAATGTACTTGCCTCCTTTGCCTGCTAGATAAGATTGTGTGTCTCCTTTCTTGATAATCTCAGCCATAGTAGATTCCCAAGTACTTACACTGATTTTATTATTTAATAATAATTCAGTTACAGTTTTTATATCAGTTTTTAATCGTTTAATTCCATTTTCTATAATTTCTTGGACATCTGCTCTAGACACAAATTTACCAGCAAAAATACCAGAAGTATATCTAAATCTTTGAGTTTTTGGATCAAACGCAAAATCCATTATGTCTCCTCTGGTAAAATTTCAGCATTGAGTAATCCGGCATAATCTGGATTATTTTCGTCCCAATCTTCAATGTATTTGTCAACATCTTCAGGGAAGATTAAAGCACGTCTTAGCAATGTTTCTAACGGCTCTAAATTTGATTGTTCAGTTGGAATAAAATTAGTTTCCATATGACTCCGGAGATTCTGTAGTTGTTGGAATATCAGTAGGAGAAGCAAACTCACCCATGACTTGTGTGTATTCAGAGTTAGGAGTTAATACCCACTTAGGCCATTTGACATCAAAATGCCTGTTAGCAATGTAAAAATCGTATCCATATCTTAATACCATTTTTAGACAAATCGCCCATCTAACTTGCTCTCCAATCAAGGAACGGACTTCACCAATCAGACGACTATAAGTTAACGCTGGCTGTCCATGAATATCTCTAGAACCTGTGGATTCTGCTAATCCTGGAAATATCCAGGCAGGCACTCTAGGAGGAATGCATTGATATCTTAGCTTTAGCCAATAATCAATTAAAGGAGCTAATGAATCACCACTTGTTCCAGCAGCTTTCTTGACATCAGAGCCAGACAGTAAATACAAATTGGTAATAATACCACTTGCTGACATAGATTCATGACGCTGCATGTAATCTATTCTGTCTTGTTCCGTCTTGTCTTCTGGTAAAATATGCAACCATGGAGTAATCCCCACATCTCGCGCTGCTGTCTCTAATGCCACAGAACACTCTTTGAATTTACGCCATGTTTCTATAGAAGGAAATCCAATAGAATTGCCATACAATCCTCTAGATTTGTATTTAAAATGCAGTATTTTAACAGGATTGAATTGAATATCATCCTCCGATGGCATGACTCTTGTACGTTGAATATAACTTACTGTTTGATTACTGCTAGTCTTTTCCACAAATACAGAGAAAGTAGGTAAATACTGACTAGAAACAATGTCCCAATCATTATTACCAATTCCTGTTTTACCAATGCCTAATTCAACGAAACTGTCGCCAAACGCTAACGCTTCTATCGCTGCTCTAATTAAGAAATCACCACCTAATACTAGTTCTTTACCATATCTGTACTCTGATAGCTCTTTGGCTATTTCCAGCACTTCCGGACTAACAACTGTGCCATCACTTAAAGTAGGATTGACATACCAACTGCTGACTTGTCCTTCCACTTCCTGGAAGCAATCAGATGCGATAGTATCAATGGAGTGCCTGTATTCATAACTCCAATAATACATCTCCAGAAGTTCGTAAGATATATTCAAATCACCGTGTACCGGACGTATAGGCGTTTCTGGTAAATCGAAATAATTTTTAGTTTGAGTGTGCGGATAAATAACAGATTGCCTAATGCCTTCTAGATTATTAGAGCCTCTAAAAAATTGCCAAAGTTTGCTAAATATTTTTCCGTAATTAACCATACAAAAATGTTATTAAATAATATAATTTTAATTATATGTTACATATACGCAAAACTGTAATATAGAAAATTTTTGGTACAATAATTTTATCCCTCTCTATGCCCTTCTCTTCAACAGGGCTTTCCTTATCTAAATCTGCTTTTACGTCCCGCGATAGTTCCTAGATCTCCTTCTAGGGCAGTACCTTTGCGTCTTAAAGCAACATCTAATTTAGCAAAAGCAATAGCAAGGCACATAACACAGTCGTCATGTCCGTACATAGCTTTTCTGCTTTGCAAAGAGAACGCGCCAAATTCTGTTAATCCATCCCAATTGTAGGGGAATATAACTTCTTGTTTTTCTAAAGCTAACGCTAATCTATCTGTATTTTGCACTTTAGATACGTTGGTAGTAGCTACAGTTTCAATTGATAAATTACGCCTCAATTTGGAGATTTCAGCTGCAATAATAGCACCACCTGAATTATGTTCTATCACTGTTAAAACTGGATTATAGGCATCAGATAACTCCAGCGTTTTGTCTATACAATACAAAGATTGTCTAGAGTTTTCTCTATATTCTGCAACTACTTGATAAGGAGTTTCTGTAATGTCAATAATCAAATATTCCCAATAGTCTGTACCACCAAAATTTGGATCTAAAGCAGCCATATAATATCTATCTTTGTTTGGTAATTGCCAACTACCGACTGCGCATTTAGAGACATATTCATAACTGAATAATGCACCACCTGAGTCAGGAATGCCTAAATTATATTCTCTGTTCAAAGCATCATCTGTTAGCTTGTGTTTCTTCTTAGTTTTCTCTAAGAAGTCAGGTACAGAAGAATATATAGGGTGTGCTTTCCAGTGGATAATAACTTTCGCCCAACCATTGTCATCTATCCACCAATAACATGGCTCTTCTTTCCCCAACTTTATCCGTTGAATTATAGATTCTGCATCCACAGGATTAGCGCTATTGAACATTTGCCAAAATGTCGATAACTTACCTAGTTGTGACATTGTAGTAGCCATTATAGTTCTAGCATTCTCCCCTACCGCTTCTTGAGATGGTGTTGATGAGGCATAAATCTCACTAAAATTTGGAGGAAAAGCAGCTTCATCATAAAAAATATCACTAACAGATTCCAAAGAACGCGTAGCATTATCTGTAGCTGGACGAAACCATATTTTACCAGCATTCTGGAAGTGAATTTCAGTTTTAGATTTAGTTAAAAATTTAAGATCTTTTACATTAGCAGGCATTGATTGAATACGTACAGCAATGTTAGACGACTCTTTTTGTCCCAACGATAGAACAGCAGAAGCATACGCTGGATTTAATAATGCTTTGTGCAAGAACTTAGCAGAAATACATTCTGTTAATCCTAATTGTCTTGTCTTAAAAATCATTATGCCACGGTAGTCATCAATCAAGTCACTAACAACTTTTTGATAATCAAATGGCATAAATGGGATAAATTTATTACCAGAACGTATACGACAACATTCTTCTAAAAAATCTCCATACTTCCTAGGGACTTGGTAAAAATTATCCAGTGAATTAGATCTCCCATCTTGTGTCAAGATATCAATAGTTTTTTGTTTAATTTTTGTTTTATTTTTAGGATTTAACTTGACATTTATCATATAATTAAATGACACCTTTAGTTTTTAACACAAAATGAAATTTCACGTTAACCAAAAAATGCTGGCTAATGCTTTAGGAATGGTTTCTAAAGCCGTCCCAAGTCGTCCCACCCATCCAATATTAGGCACGGTATTGTTAACAGCTAAAGACGACTTGCTTACTATCACTGGATTCGATTTAAGTTTTGGGATAACAGCTAGAATCAATTGTAGCACAGATACAAATGGTTCAATTTGCTTACCAGCAAGTTTGTTGTTAGATACAGTAAATCGTATTCAATTATGCGATTTATCCGTTACTTTGGATGATAGTACAGTAATTATCAAACACAAAACTGGAAAGGTGAAAATCAACGCACTAAGTGCGTCAGAATATCCAGAAATACCAATGGTTCAAGATGAAGATGACAAACTTAAATTACCAGCAGAGTCTTTTTTACAGGGCTTAAAAGCCGTACTGTTCTCCGCATCAACAGATGAGACAAAGCAAATTCTACAAGGAGTAAATATTACTGTCTCTGATTTATTTATCACACTAGCTAGTACAGATGGGCATAGATTATCTGTACATAAATTTGCTCATGATAAAGAATTAGAAACAATGGAAGTAACGATTCCAGCTAAAGTCTTAACAGAAATTTCCAGGATTGTTAAAGCTTATGACGAGCTAAGTTTTACTACCAAAGACTACACTGCTTACTTCCAAACAGCAGACATAACAATAGTAACTAAAATACTAGAAGGCACATACCCAAGCTACTCAAGACTAATCCCAAAAGAATTTACAACTTTTGTTATCGCTCCTAAAAAAGACTTTATCAGCGCATTAGAGAGAGTTAGTGTTATGGCTGATAGTCGCAACAATATAGCTAAAGTTGTGTTTGATGCTGGTAATCAAAGATTAGAAATTAGTAGTGAAGAACCACAACTTGGCTCTGCTGTTGATGCTATTGAGTCAGTTCAAATATCTGGCGACTCTGTAACAACTGCATTCAATTTAAAATACCTTCTGGATGGATTAAAATCATTAGATGGGGAGGAAGTATTAATTAAGCTAAATCAACCGTTAAGTCCAGTAATTTTAACCAATGTAGACGATTTAGACAAGAATATCAGATTGACAATGCCTATTCAATTAAGAAACTAAAAAAATACCCGCTCTTGTTTAAGAGCGGGTAAAAATTAATCTATATCCACTTACTTATGTCTTCCGTGTTTTTCTCTTCAGAAGATTCTAATGCATCTGGTATAGCTTCTAATTTGCTAATCAATGCCTGGAAATGCTTCTGAGGAATGTCAGCTCTGGCGAATATCCCTCCACAGACTTCCTTGATGACAGACGACGCAGCTACTCTCTGAGCATCGTCTGCTTGGAATTTATCGTTCACCATTCCTTTTTTGTAAAGCAACTGATTCAATGTCAAAAGCTGCTCTGACGATATTTTCTCAAATGTTTTTTGCTGCTGCTGTGGTAAAGCCCGATGCGGAACTCTATGAGCCTGCATTTCAGCAGGATTAAATACACTGTCCTCATCTTCCTCCAAAGAAAGATTCAACATACTTGTCAACAGCAGTCTTTTAGCTGATGTATTAGCAGCAGCCAAAGCTTGAGCATATGTTTGGATTTCCCTGCCATCTTTATTCTTCATAATTGATGGCGTAAGTCTCATTGAACTTTCCATCTTCTCCCCCGACTTGTGAGTCAACACAAGTGTCAAGGTGGGATTTTCTTCATCCGCTTCTTGACTATTGATAAACATGACATTTAAGCCATTCTTGCGTAAAGCAGGTTTAATAGCCTGATTGATTGCTTCCATAGAAGCATACGTAAAATTCTGTGCCTTGTTACGGCAGTCTTTGATGATTGGTTCAAACTCTTCTTCCGCTGCTATCAATGCTTTTATTAATTCCATACTACACCTACACTAATCGTTTCATCTACTATAGTATTTTTTCTAGTAATTGTCAATAGATTATCTGACTTTTTTCTCTTTCTGCAAAGACGTTGCTTGTCTCGCAAATACTCTTTGCCTTCGTCAGTTTTGTACCAACAGCCCCAGCAAATAGGAGCGTGCTTAGAATCAATTTTAAGTCTAGCTCCACACTTACTGCATCTAGATGGCTTATATCCACGCTTGGAACGCTCATAGTAACGTTTTTGGGCTTCCCGCCTTTTTAAGTCTCTTTCTTCTTCTGTCATGAGATACCTGCATTTGTCATTATTTTTTAATTATATTGACAGTAATGCAGGTTTAACAACAGAAGCTACACTGTTGCATCCCAGAAAGATGAAGTGCCTAAATCACATCGTAAATATGCAGTCTCTCCCATCCTTCCCCATCGATGTTTTAACACTGAAACTTCAAAGCTATAATCTCCTGGATCTTTACTATAATAAGCAGAACGAAACAATCCTAAGATAACGGCTGCCTTTTCCGCGATCTCTCCACTACCACGGATACTAAACAAATCAGGACGTTTGTCCTGTGTAGTAGCGTTACTACGATTAATCTGACAACCAACAAATAGCGGTACTTGATATTTCTTAGAAATATTATCAAGTAGTTGCATCCGTCGTCCTAGCTCAGATGCAGAATCACCATCCTTAGAAACGGGTGGCAATTGCTGTAAATAATCCACAAATACAGCCATCTTCTCACCACGCTGAGCTATCACTTTCCTAATGTCTGACTCAATAATTGCCATGCTAGGTGAGCTATTATCGTTCACATACAATGGTAAATCCCCTAACTGTGCAATGCCTTGAACAATTGCATCCCATTTGTGATGTTGCTCATTTCTCCCAATCTGTAGCAAATCACTAGAATTTATCCCAGTAATGTTTGACAACATTCTCGTTGCAAACTGCTCCTGTGTCATCTCAGGAGTAAAGTACAATGCAGGCAATCCATGCAGCTTCATTAATTGCATTGCCATAGCTAACATAAAAGACGTTTTCCCCATGCCTGTACCGCCAGCTACAAGGTACACGCACGGACGAATGCCTTCTAGTATATTATCAAGTGAATACCAGCCTAAATTAGGCAATTTTTGATGCTCTGAAGTCAAGTAATCAAACACGCTTACAGCAAGTTTATTAGCAGAGTACAGCTGATATCTGTCCCCATGAACTTGCCTTTCTATTTTTAGTAGTTCCTCTTGCATAGATGCCAACAAATCCTGTGGCTCAACAAGTAAGTTGTTAGACTCTTTCTTTGCAAATTCAGCAGCTGACATAATCCGCCTCCTGAGCGATTTGTCCTTAACTATAGACGCTGCTGACTCTGGATTGTAATACGCACTATCCAGAACAGATGCTATTAATGCTTTCGGCTCCGCCACTAACTTAACAGAATTTGTAGTCAAGAAATTGCTGACTTCCATTAAGTCAATGCGCTTGCCTTGATTATTTAAAGTCTTAAATACTTTAAATAGCTTTTTGTAATCCAACACAGAAAAATCTTCTTCCTGTATCTCGTATTTTTCAACTATATCCAAGTTGCCATGCACTAACACATAACTTAGAAGTTCTCTCTCCGACTCCGGAGAATTTATTATTGTAACGTCCATGCTAACACCACGGTAAACACCACCAGCAATCTAACACAATAAAAACACACTGTCAATGGAATTAGAAACCCCACTCATTGAATTTAGCTTTTAAGTCCTTTTCAGCTTTTTTATTTTTGTAAAGAACGTACTCCTGGGTAGTCATGCCAAGAGATTCAGCTTCTTGTTCTATCTCCCATTGCGCTTGCTTTTCTTTGGCTTCAGCCAATGCCTTCTCTTTCAACTTCTCTTGTTGTAGTTGTTCTAGCTTGGCTTGTTCTTCTTGGTATTTAAGATACTGTTTCCACCAAATAGCAGCGCCGTCGGCATTGTTTTTAATCTCAGCAACAATATCAGCCAAATTAGTATTAGGGTTGCTTTTTCGCCGCTCATTATACACCCATTCAGCAAACGAAGCTTTAACATTTTGCTTGCTTCCAGCCATCCAAGCATCTGTTGCAATGCTCATAGATGTCTTTTTTATATGATGTGTTGGACGCGTATAATAATTATTGCTTAATCCAAGACTATCCTTGCCTTGACAAGACGCGGGCGCGGGCGGCGCTTGTTTATCCTGATCAACGGATAATCTTTCAACATTCTTATCTTCTTGAGTTTTTACCAAAGGAAGACTTTTTACTTCTTGGACTTCCGACTTTTCCTCAGACTTATTCTGAGTCTTGTCCACAACATCTTTCTTATATTTATTTTTTTTCTTTGCATTGATCTCTGTATATGAATCGAGATCAACTTTCTTGCTTTCGGGAAAGCGAGATTGTGATTGTGGCAAATCCCGCCTAATACCAAGTACGGGTGTGAGCGCTCTTGTCTCTTTCTTGTCTTGTAGTTCATTAGACAAGAATGGGCGCTCTTTAAGAGTACTTCTATCCACAAAGAACGTGTCTATCCAAAATCTTTCCACCTTGGCATCATTGCGCTCATACCAGGTGATATGCGTTAATTTATTCGTGTAAGAACAATAAAGATATTCTTTACCGTCTTTAACGAACTTATTCTCTGCATCTTCAAACTCTTTTTGGGAGGCATACTTTATCCCTACTTTGCTAAAAGCAGTCTTGAACTCTGCTTTAGACATCGCTAGTTCTTCTGTCCAAGAGTCGCCTTCTCTATAGTTCTCAGAGTTGTTTGGTTCTAAGAACTTCCAAAATGTCTTATACTTGCTAAACCAAAATTCTAACTGTCCTACTAGGATGGCAGCGGTGACAGATCCTAATTTTTTTGATACTTCTGGAGAATATGCAATTACTCTCCCCGGAAAAACAAAACTCATTGTATAATGGATTTATTAGAAAGAATAAATTTATCATAACAGAACCAGCAGTGAAAGGACACTGGTTTTGTTTTTTTTTCAAAAAATTTTTATATCAAATAAAAAAGCACTTAGCTGATGAGTCTAAGTGCATTGAAGTCGTGTTAGTTGTATTTACTGTTCCGTTTCTGACAGTAAATTATCCCATGTTTTGTCGTTGGCTATAACAAAGTAACTAAGTTCCGCATCGTGCATGCAGATTTTGTCTTTTTGTTTGTAGAGAATGTCTTGTCTGATAGACACTGTTGGCAGTACACGAAAGAAACCATATTCTGTCTGTAAATCAGGATTACTGCCATCACCAATCAAATCTAACAACGTTTTAATTGCTAGCTGATTTAATTGGAGAGCGCCATTGACTAACTCTCCACTTGTTTTGATTTCAACGTATTGCTGCATTAAGGTATCCAGGTGCCATTGAAGTTTTCCGAAAATCTGTCTAATCTACGCTGTGCTTTTTTCCAAGACTCTTTAGGTGCTTTGATTAAATAAGCATCTTTGTCTTTCTTGAAAGACGCGTTTGGCAATTTACCTGCTTTTGCCAAATTTAAAGCGATGATAGCTAAGTCTCTGGTAATGCCAGGACTAGCTTCTTTGAGTTGTTTGTTTTCAATTATTGCGTACATGTCGTCCATACCAAAGTGTTTGCGTTGTCTAAGTAAGTATATTTAGACAAGTCAATATCTAGCTTGTCTGAAGCGAGTTTGAGGAAAAACTGTTTTAGTTTTTCCTTTTCCTCTTTGAAAGATTGCTCTTTCGTCTTGTTGTCGTTGATTTCAGAAAGCTGCTCAAACCACGTTTGAGTCTCCCAGCCTTTGTAGTAATTTACATCAACAAACATGCTAGCTGGAGTTTCCAGTAATCTAAAGTAATGGTAGTCATACGTTCCTTTAACGTATGGTAAATCCCATCTAAACTCATTTGGATTGTACTCTAAGTAGAGTTTCATTTTGCTTTGTAGTTGACTGTAAACATGCCTAAGGCAATCCTCTTTGTACTCCAAAAAGAGTACAAAGCTTCTTTCTTTCTTATCCATTGAATAGGCAAAACAAGACTTTGCTATGTTGGATGGATCTGGCACATTCCATCCAAATTCATAAAATATTTTTGCCCAGATATAATCTTCTAATGGAGAAAGATTTAATATTGCCATTTGATTCTTGTCCATTAGAATATCAACGACTAATTCAGTGCCAAAACAATCTACTTTAATCATCCCATCTCCTTTTACAAAAATCTAAGAAACAATCAGATAAGAACCACCCATCAGATGTTTTGATTCTTGGTTCAAATCCGACAAAAGTTGCCATTGAATAATCGCTATTTTCCGACATTTCTTCTGTAAAAAAAATAGCTTTATCAAAAGTTGTGTGAGAATATTCTGGATATTCTTTAATGAACTGTTCCCACACGTCAGGATTAGCATTTAGCCAATCCTGAATTTTTTTATCGTCAGCAATAAATTGCATAATCTCCTAACACTTGCCTAATTTTATTTTCTCCCACCACTTGTGCGAGTTTTTCAACTCCATAGAGTTCTATGTAAGTGATGTATTCCTGCTTTTGTTGCTCTTTGGAAGCAGGATTTGCTGCTTTCTCTATAAGCATTAAGCAATGAGAGTGAAAACGATTTTCTATTTGTTCAATATCTAGAAAACCAAATTCTTTTTCTTTTAGGGGAGGATGAAGCTGGACTCCATAGATAAAATCTCCCCACTGAGATTTAGTTTCATAAAAAACACACGCATCAAATCTGTCTTTGAGCGCTAAAAACTTTCCATTTTTGTGTTTCTTGATGAATTGTTCCCACACATCAGGATTAGCATTTAGCCAATTTTTAAGGTGTGGATCATCATAATTAACAACGTACTTCATATTTTCCTCCATTTATCCCATTCTTCTTGAGGGGCTTCGACATGGTACTTAATGGTGTCAGCATCAAGTACTTCTCTAAATACAACAGCGTCAGGAATAGCTCCAACTAATCCTAGACTTAACACTGCTAACGCAGCATCTTGGCTGATGTTGTAATTAGAGTCAACTAAATGACTCTTACCTTTGGTTTTTTCTACATTTGCGAAGTAATACATACTTTATCAGTGAACTTTTAATATTTACTATAACTTATTGACAACACTACGTCAAGGGATATATAAAAAAATAAAACACTACGTTAATAGTAGTGCTTTACAAAATATTAAACAAGCTGCATAATTGCGTTAATAATACTTGGATTTTCTACAGCTTCTTTTGAGTAGATAAGATGTTCAACCAACAATTGCTTAATAACACTTTCTGGGTTGTCACTTTCCTTTCCTTCCAGCACAAGTGTTATACAATCTTTGTCTAATAGCACTGCTTCACAAGCAAGCATTTCTGATAATAATTCAGAGAATGTTCCCACTTGTTCTAATTCCTCATTGATTCCTAGGAGGAATCTAAACTGTTTAAGAATGTCGATGTATTTATTCATCTTTGAGATTTGGTGCATCGGGATGATTGGTTAGCCATTCTTCAAAAGCAACCCACATTACATTAGACGGCTCAACATTTGCTTTCTGAGCGATATATCTAATTCTGTCAATCAAAGCTTTAGGTAAAGACACCGATAACTTGCCTTTATCAGCAGCACTTACTTTATGCTTTTTGATTGGGTAAACACGAGAATTGTATTCAATCATTTATGTCTGTGCCTATTATTTTAACTTGAAAAGGTAAATCAACAATCTCTTTTTCTTTGATGTGTTTTGCCCATGTTTTAGTATTGGCATTCCACCTAAAACCAGCTTGTTTAGTCAATGTTGCTGGATATGGTTCTAGACTTTTAACCAAAACTCTAGGTTCTGCTGCTAATAAGATTTCTTGTTCTAAATTAGCAACTGTATCTAACAACTTACTCAGCAATCTGCAGTCATCCAACGCTCTGTGCGTATCTATAACTGGCACATTGTGCGCTATAGCTAAATTGTGCAAACCGTTAGTCTTGCAGTACTGACTATTTGGAAAGTTTATGTACTGACTATCCACCCACTTTTGGTGAATATTTAAACCAGGAATTTTAGCACAAGCTTGTTTATCAAACTGTGCATTGTGTGCTAATACATAATCACATTCATTTGCCATGTCATTCAAGACAGTGATTATCTGATTATTTGTACCAACATCAATCAACTCCTGTTGAATTTTGTTGATTTGAACAGCAAAGTTAGGTATAACACTAGATACGATAGTGCTAACCTGACTTATGATTCCTTGCCCTACTAAATAGAAGATGCCTGCCACTTCAATGGGAGCGTCTTCCTCAGATAATCCTGTTGTCTCTGTGTCAATTATTAAAAGCTTCATGTTACCTCCTGTCAATATGTTTCTTATTGTATATCAATTGCCAAAAAAATACAGCAAAGATCCAACTAAGTCTTTGCTGTAAAAATTTAATTAGTACCTGCTAATATTCTGTACCTTTTCAGTGCATTTGGATAGCCAATATGAGCAGCTTGGTAGTAATCAAATTTGGCTTTTTCTTTGTCAATCCCCTCCATCAATATTGCTCTTTCGTAATATGCTCTGGCATACCACTTGTTGATTTGTAAACAATTATTGATGCAACTCATGCCATCATTAATACTTCCTAATTTGACTAGTATTAGTCCTTTTAGTAGCAAAGCAATTGGGCATTTAGGATTAATTTCCAAGGCATCATTACAGTCTTCCAATCCAGCATTATAGTCAGCTTTTTTGATATAAAGTTCAGCTCTCTCACAATAAAGAGCTGAATTATCTAGCTGAATATTGATAGCTGTAGTGTAGTCTTTGATAGCACTATCCAGCTTCTTTAAAGCAGCATAGGATTTAGCTCTTTCACGTAATAAATCAACACTTTTTTCAGTAGCAAGGGCATCTGAATAGTGTTTGATAGCAGTTTTATGATCTCCATCATGAACCGCTAAAACTCCTAATTGTTTGCTGTTATTTTTCACTTTAACTCTGGTAAAAGACACTTGTCTGAATCACATGGGGCAGGGCCTGATTGTTCATCAAACCCATTGTCATACTTATGCAAAGCATCTAAGAAAGAATCATTAGTTCTTCTTTGGTTTACTTCTTCTACCAACTGCAAGTATTTGTCCTTGCTAATAGGCTCAAAAGGCAATCTAGGATAAGACTGGAAATCATCAAAGCGACTAAGGATAGCAGCAGAAATATACCCGTCATTGTTCTTGATTGAGTCATATATAGCTCTACTTAAAGCACCAATTTCGTTCTGGCGTAGTTCAAGTGTGGCTGAAGTATTATGAGTTGTGTAATACTTCTGCACTTGCATATAAAAATCAAACTGTGCCAACACCGAGAATTTAGAAATATCAACATCAACTCCTGGTAGATTTGCCCAAGATACTGCTACTGGTATTTCTACTAACCATTCTGTGCAACGTTCATCAAAAGGATTGTCTAATAAGTTACCATTTTCATCTTTATCTGATTGTGATGGAACTACGTTATATCCAAAGTCTATGCATGCCAATGCTACTGGATCGTTCTTACGGAAAGTAATCCGACGGATAAATTGTTGTGCTTTGGGAGGATGCCAACCAGGGGAAGCGCCAGTTAACAAAGACTTTGTGTTATGTGATTTAATCGCTCCTTGCCAATACCATGAATCATTATCGTCCTCTCCTTGCACCGCAAAGTCGTAGCTGTAGTCAGGAGTTTCTTCCCACACCACAGATTCAATGAGATATGGATCAAATTTATAACTTCTCTTGAGTGAAGGAATAGGACGAATCTCAGCTTTTTGACTATTTTCGTTTAGATAATCTAAAGCATCAGGTTTAGATAACATGCGGCTTAAACATAAACCCCACATATTTTTCTGTGCTTGGTTGTTCTCCCCTTCAGTGTTATGGAATACGGAGAAACACAATCCTACAGCTTCACCTATTTGTTGAAGGTTTCTAATGAACTCTTCACTAGCGCTGTCAATGGACATTGAGCCATTAACTCTAATGCATCCATCAGTGTCAATCAATCCACAGAAGAACGATAGAATACTTTGCTTGGAGGAACAACGAATAGCTAATGGTATTCTGTCAAGATTTAGACTTTTCTCTGTTTTAGCTATTCCATTCAATTGCAACCAATCATAAAGCTGAACACTAGAAATGCTTAATTCATAAGCTTCTCTGTCAGAGTATTTGTTGATTCTCCCATTTAAAACAAACAGATTTTGTGCTATTTGTTGTAGTCTTTCTAGCAATTTATAACTATTACTAGAAAACCTAATACGATGTCCAGTTGCACTTAAACATCCATTTCCAAATAATGCTCCGATAAAATAAGCTAAGTCAGGAGACATTATCTTGGGCGTTTTAATGATAGTTGCTGTGATGCCACCACGATTATGCCCAGACTCTAATTGTTTTGCTTCTCTTGTATAGCTAAATTGATCTATATCAAGTAGTGAAGTCTCTTGGCTGTTTTGATATTCCCCAAGACTAAAATCAATCTTCATTCCAGGAGTCATGTCAGACGCATAAATCCAGTTTCCATCAATAGAAAGACGATGGTTTGGAGTCATACGTAAAACACGTCCATTGTTTAATGTAACTTTAATCAATTGCAATGGTTGATTAGCAATTCCTGTGGTGACAGACACTCCTTCACGAACACTTAGTTTCAAATCAGTAGCTTCACCACTGCCAGGTGCTATCAATTCATCCGCATAAAGTAAGCCTTGATCAAAAATTCTTAATGCGGTGCGATCTAGACACCCACTGGGTTGGACAGTAGTACAACGATTAGGACGTTTAAGATTGTGTTTATCACAATATTCCCAAACAGTTTGATGTACTATGTCTTTCCATCTAGATAAATACTCCTGTTCTTTTTGTTTAAATATCCTGCCTTGCTCATTGTCTTCTCTCTCTTGTTGCCACCAGTGAAGCCATTCTGCTCCAAAAGCATGAACAAAAAAGTCAAATAATCCGGTGAAGGAAACACCAACAATAGGATCTAACTCTCTAGATTCTTGATAAATAGGCTCGGTGAATCTATGGTGAAGCAATGCAGCTACTGAGAGTGAAGCTGCTCTAAAAGCATCTTCTTGCTCTTTGTAGTCAGTAGGATTGAGCTGATTTAAGTGTATGTCCCCAAGATCACAGTGGAAATTGCTACCAATAATTTCACCACAGTTATGGGTGACAATTCCATTACCATCAAATCGAGAAACTCCCGGAACAGTACAATCAAAAACTGCTTCTACTCCATCGGGTATAATCTCTTTGATTTTAACTACAAATCGCTCACGATTTAATTTTCGTTTGTATCCGTTAATTAATTCATTTAAACGATTTGCTTTGTCAGGTTTCTGGAATCCAATAATGTCTTGGAAGACGCAGACATTATCATTGCTGATAACAAGTTCATGTTGTGCTTTTTGATAAATTGTTGAGATAATACCTAATCTCGCCAGCATTCTTTGGACTATTTTCAAAGTCTCTAGATTGCTTTGTGACAATCTGATGCTAATGCCTTTTTGTTGATTTCCTTGCACGCTCCCATCAGCATCAAATAAGCCACGTAAAAAACCACGGTAAAATTCATAACTTGCTTCTTCGATTTTACCTGTTGGCATTTTGTTCTCTAGCGTAACGTCATAACTAGCAGCTAATCTAGCTAATCCCGTTGATTGGACTACTCGATAATTCTGCTGTTCATGGTAATACCCAGATTCTGTAGTTCCGGCATAATCAACAGTTTTTTTAAGTAGAGCAACAGCATGTTTTCCCATTTCCTCTTGAGAATCTTCCCAGTATCGCAAAAGTGCTGTTTTCCCCCATTGTGTTGATGAGATGCTGCCATTGCCAATTAAATTGCCAATTAACCAGCCTTCGTCAAAAGTTCCAAAACTGTCCCAATGCTGTGCTTCACGATGGTTATGGACTGAAATATAATGCCCTGGGCTTAAATCTTTAGCTTCAGTCCATTCAGAATATTGTTTACGCTGAGTCTGAGCAGTAACTTTGAGTAACTGATGATTGTCAGTTAAACGCAACTCATATCCTTCTTGAGTAATTACTTTTAGCACAGGCTTGATTCCTGTTAGCCAAAAACCTTCAGGTGTGGTGCTAAATAATTCTCCATCAACGTAAACACTGGTTTGTTTGCCTATCAAGTCTTTAACTTGCCTCGCTCCTTTCTCTGTGTGAATCCATGTATCAGCAGTAACACATGGATTTAATCCATATGTACTTACTCTATGTTCTATCTCCGCATGTGGCATGTCTGGATAATGCTTTCTTATCCATTGCTTAGCTTCACCATTCTCGTAAGCATTCAAAAACTTTGCTTTTAGTTTTTGGGTAATCAATAAATCTGCATTTGCTCTGGCGACAGCTTCACCCGCCCATTGAATTGCTCCTTCACCACTCCAATATTGACTCGTTACTGAATCAAACACCTCCTCATAAGTAGGCTTTTGGTGAAAAACTCTGGTGTGATTTGCCATGCGCAAAGCATCTTTCTCTGGATCTATTCTCCACTCTCCAGTTGGTGTTTGCTCCCATAGATTTGCTTTAGCGTTAGCAGCTACGTTATCACTAGAAGTGAACTGGCGCATGCCCGCTGAGCGTCTAATGTTCCCAGCCACTATAGTGCTTGCTGCTTCATCAATCAGCAAGCAGCATTCCAGTGACGTTAGTTTTCTACCATGTGCTTTGTTTAAGATGTTTGCACATCTATAAAACAAATTCTCTAATTTCACTGGATTGGCAACACCACCAAATTGTTTTAATTTCTCCCCAGCAGGGCGTACATTGGCTAATGACACTTTGACTACCACAACTCCATCAAAGGTGTCATCAGAAGCTACTTGAAGTAATTGCTTGTATGCTTCCACCCATCCTTGTCTACTGTCTCCGACTTTTATCGTAAAACTGTCTTCTGTCAAGACAGTTACTGTCTCGTCCAGCCTTTCAGATGGTGGGGTTTCGCCTATTTTGTCAATAATCTCAATGTTTATTGTATTTTTGATGGTAGGTAATTGCTGATAATATTTAGGCTCAATTACAGCGCCTGTGCCACATCCCATCATGGCTAAATCCATCATGAATGCAAAAGCATCCCAGTTGGTTAAATTTGTGGATGTACAATTGTATGCTCCACTGTAATTCTGTGGCTTATCCAGCCACTCTGTGCCGCCTACCCATAGCCATCTTCCAGATGGCAATGCTTTTATGCTTTTCTGCATTCTGGCGACTAGTTCTATTTCTTCTGGGGTAAATTTCCCCAGCTTTGCTAATCCGTCAACGGAACGTTTGCACATCTCCTCCCATGACTCTCTCCCGTGTCCTGTTAATCTGCTGTATGTTCTAAAGAACACTGGATTGCCAGTCAACGCACCAAAATCTTCTGACATTTTGATTTTTTTATGCAACAACTATTTTACTGTAAACCAAGTAATGTCTCTATTGGTAGATTGTAAAATAAAATTTATTTTATATAACATATTGACACAAAACAAATGTTTAATTTATTGTAGAAACTAAAATTACACTGATTAACATGCAGTACTTAAATAATCAGTTGCACACTATAGAATCGTTGGTGCAACAAATTGACAAAGGCGTTCTTGTTGTGCCTAATTGCGTAGAATGGGACGTGGTTAAACAATCACGTGCTATAGAAAATATATTGTTTGGATTTCCAGTGCCATCAATATTTTTATTAGAAAATACTAGGGAAGTATTGCCCATTAATTCTAGTATTCAATTTGTTAAAACAATAGTCAATTTTGTTGATGACAAATTTGTCCTGACAAACACAACCGATGGTTTGTTAAATCTTAAATTCAATAATTTGCCACTAAAAAAGAAAAGGCAATTTAATAAAACCATAATTGAATGTGTCGTTATGTTAGATACTACGATATCTATTGACACTTTAGATAAAATGTGTTTTAATTAAAGTACAATATCAATAAAGTTATGATTAACACAGTTACATTGGTAGGACGTGTTGGACAAGATCCAACTGTAAAATATTTTGAAGGCGGTAGTGTAAAAGTCACTACTAGCTTAGCTGTTACTCGCAATAAAGAAGTAACAGATTGGTTCAACGTTGAAGCATGGGGAAAGACAGGAGACATAATCACAAATTATGTCAGGAAAGGCAGTCAAATCGCTGTCAAAGGAGCATTTAAAACAGAATCCTGGCTTGACACTAAGTCAGGAGAAGAAAGGACTAAAGTGGTGATTCTAGTAGATCAGGTTGAACTACTAGGTGGTAAAAAACAAGAAGAGGAAGTTGTTTTTTAACACATTTTATTAATTCAAATAACTCATCAAAGCACTACCAATTTCTGTTGCTGATGAGTTATTTTTTTTAATCCCAATAATATCAAATAACAAGTCTTTTTCCTCTGGACTAACAGTTATTTTGATAGTGGTGTAATCACCACTGGGTTCTTCTTTGCTGGACTCTTCCTCCCACTCAGGGAAGTCATCAAAGTTCAAGTCATCTAAACTAAATCCAGTTAGTTCAATGTTGAACTCCACTGAATCCAAAAATTCTAGTTCCTTCCGAAGCACTTCCGGATTAAATCCGGAATTCATTGTCAACTTATTATGCGCGAGTCTATATGCACTTTTTTGTGCTTTAGACAAGCCAGCTATGACAATAACAGGAACTGTTTTAATCTTTAGTCTAGTTGCTGCTGCAAGTCTACCATGCCCTTCTAAGATAACGTTAGATTCATCCACAGCTATTGGATCTAAAAATCCAAACTCAGCTATTGATGCTGCTATCTGTTCTAACTGCTCATCTGGATGTAATTTTGCGTTTGCTTCATAGGGAATAATACGACTAAGTTCCCATTGTTCTATCTGTGATACTTTAATCATTGTTCAAGTTTATTTAACATTTATTAGGAGTGTAACATAATGCTGCCTTACAAACATTTAGCTGAAGTATCTTTCCTTGGAGTAGAGGAAATTTATGAATTTTTGGTTAGTCTGAATAAACAAACTAACTTGTTTACGCAACTTGAAATTAGCGATGATAAATCTCAAATACTTATCTACAATTGCAAAGCTAATCTAAGAACTCACATCCCCATGTATGTAGAACCATCCACTAAAGCTATAATGTTGGCACAATCAATATTTGGAATTCATTGGACTGTTGCTTTGCCTGGCTATACAAAATATGTAGAGCAGCTTTGGAAAATTCACAAAAAAAATAAATAATTAATAACCCCTGAGTAATCTCAGGGGTGTAGTTTGTAAATGTTACTTAACTATTTGTGCATTTTTAAACATCAATTCAGGTTTTTTTGTCTCCTGGTTAATCAATATTCTTCCCTCTAAAATGACATTGTCATCAATGTCAATTCCTAGTATCTCCATACCTTTAGCGCGTAATAGATATGGCTTTTCCTCCTTTCTAAGGGAAGGAACAGATACAACAAACTCTATGGCTGGTTTGTTGTTAATTAACATGCTTTTTGGTGTGTCCATTACCACACCTTGAATTACAGCTGAGTTCATAATATTAATACCAATGTTACTTATTTAGTATATCACAAACATATTGACAATAGTTGGTATTTAAAACTTCAATTTTCTAAATTAAAAATTTTTGCATTTTTATCATGAACATATATAATTTCAACTCGCTCATTTTTGCTTTCTATTTTTTTTTGCAATTTAGTTTTACCCGCTCCTGCCGCACTCATTGTTGCTTTAAAATTAATTTTTTGATGAAAAGATTTTGGTTCGATTTCTTGTTGATAACCAGATAAAACATATTTACCTTGAATTGTATCTAATAAATTACACAAATTTTTATAATCTTCAATTGAATATTTTTTATAATGTCCACAATCTGTATTTATGTATGGTGGGTCTACATAAAACAAAGTGTTAGGACTATCCCATCTTTTTATGCAATCCAAAGCATCTTCACAAGAAGCATGAATAGAAGATATTCTGTTTAAAATAGCAGAAATTCTTTGTTTATGATTAATCCATTCTTGGGATGGACAACTATTTGGATCGCGAGAGATTCCCCATCCTCCAAATAATTTATTCGCAAAAGAAGTATTGATATTAAAAAAATAAGCCCAAGCTTTATCTAAGTCATTGTATTCTTGAAGATTTCTTAAGATTGTTCTTGATCTTTTGTGATCAGATTGTGAATACATCGTAGATTGTACCATTATTTCAAATTCATCTTTATGTAAAATAGCTTGTCTATACATATTTATTAGTAATTCTTGAGTATCATTAATTACTTCTTTGTATGCACATTTTCTATTTGTATATGGAATACCTTTAGCAAAAAGAACTGCTGCGCCACCACAAAATGGCTCAACATAAATATTATGGCTTGGTAAATAAGAAACAATTTTAGATGCTAATCTTTGTTTGCCACCGTAATAACTAATTAATGGTTTCATTTTTAAAATAAATTGAATTACATGAATACAAAAACTAGATTAACATAAGAAAAACAATATTAGACTAGCTAATGTTGTTTTTCTTAGATTGTTGAGTGATAAATGTTGTGTAAATTTAAAATATTTTTCAGAAAACACTTGACATTAAAATAAAAGTAGTTTATATTGAGTAGCAAGTAATCAAGGAGATATTATGATGGAAAATCACGTATTAATGCCGTTTTTGGAGTGTGCAGTCCCTTTACATGTGCTTTGGATAAAAAAATTAGGTTATTTACCACCTATTTCAGACAGCATAGAAGAATTAATTGAGTCTCTTGGTGACACGCTACTTGCTGATGCAAGAGAGAAAGAAAATGCTGTTGCTGAAATATTTAATAAGTTGGCATTAACCATAGCCATAATGTCTTTCACTTCTGATGGTATTAGAGTATTTGGCAACCATTGGCAAAACAAGCTATAGTAATGTCAAAACTATAGGTAGATATATGACTGTAAGTGTTTACACTCAAGAAATTGATGTAGCTGCAATTTACCCAGGACACACAGTAGTAGAGATATTAACACCTGTAAGAAGACATATTATTACTAGAATACTGATTGAGGAAAACTATACCGAACAACGGTGGATACAACAATGGGGAATAATGCTATTTTCCACAGACTTAAATAAAAGCGTTGGAGTATTCAAGAACTTGGATAGTATGTTTTCCCAATTAGTTTCTAATGATAGGCAAAAAACAGCATTTAAAGCACTTGTGGAAGGACTTGTAGAATCACTTACCAAGCATGAAGACAGAACAGAAGTTGTGATTATTGCACCAGAAACTTATTTAAAGGAGGTGGTTAAATACAAAACTTACGCTAAGAAATATGTCAAAAATTTTTGATAAAATAGTTAGGATAATTAAGGATTAAACCAATATGGAAAGTCTCGAATACACTGACTTAAGTTATGCTGACTTGAAAGGATACGACTTATCAAATGCTAATTTGATAGGTGCTAATTTGACAAGTGCTGATTTAACAAACGCTGACTTGACAAACGCTAATTTGACAGGCGCTGTTTTAAGTAATGCCATTTTAATTAACGCTAAATTAAATGGTGCTATATTAAAAGGCGCTGATTTGAAAAATGCTAATTTTACAGACGCTAATTTAGAGGAAGCAATTTTGTCTTACTCTGATTTGAATGGGACAATATTCAAAAATGCCAATCTGAAAAAAGCAGATCTAAGGCGTTGCACTATTCAGAAAACTAATCTGGATAACGCGAGTTTTAATAAAACAAGATTTTGGAACTAAAATTAAACCTCCTTTTTTGGGAGGTTTTTATCATAAATCTATTGACAGCTTTTGTTTTTAATATTATAATCTAAGTAATATAAGAGGTAACACAATGTTTGTATATATCAACAGCACTGGAACGGTTAAAACATTAACCCATTACGAGTGCCGCAAAATCAATTGCGGTGACTATCAGGTGTGGGAACACAAAGCAAAGGGCGAAAAACCTTTGCAAGTGATTTTCAAGAAAGATCAAAAAGTTGATTTGTACTTTAATGGTGTCAGTCAATCCGATGTGGCTGAGAACATCTTTAACATTAGTCCAGAAGAAAAAAGCAATTGGTTAATCTGTCACACCAACAGATCAATTGTTATTGAATCTTGTTCCAAAAGATTATCCGAAGATGTCAAAAATGCTGTTAAGCACTGGCATCCTGGAGTCTATATACAAGACTTTTTGTTCCATAAAGTCTTGCCAGATAAGCTGTATATCTTGGCAATTAAAAATAATCCAGAGGAGACAACCAAAAGTTTAAATGATTGGAAATACTATATCTATGAGGACAAATACCAGACATTTGATGAGATTCATCTGGATGACTTGAAGAAATGGGAAAAGATAGTTAACGGTTAACGAACAAAGCCTAGGATACGTCCTAGGCTTTTTGATTATTTACAGAAAGACATTTACAGCCATAGATGCTACATTAGTAAATTCTAGTACTTCTTCAAAGTTTAGTTTAAACCACTCTCCTATTATTCTTTTTTGCCTGTAATAATTATGAAAAGACTTTTCAAGAGAGTCAATATCTAAGCTATATATACTATTTACCAATATCAAAGGATAAGGGTTGCCAGTTGTAAGCTGTTTAATTCTCTTTTCTAGATTTGTTGTTTTTCCAATCTTGTAAAATTCTCCACATTTAATAAGATATACAAACCCTTCTTTGCACATTTCTTCTTTTTCTGCTGCTTCTTCTAAATAATGCTGTATTCTGTTTTGAGCCATTAAATTTCTTACTTCTTCTGTTTTCTTGACTTTAAACACTTCGTCAAATCGTCTTTCTAGTCCTTCTAGAAATAATGCGTCTGCAAAAGCATGTGCTAATTTATTATCTTTCTTATACAATTCATGTATAACCAACGGAAAATATTCCAAGTAAATTACATTAATTTTATGTCTTTGCCCTTCTATTTGGGTTTGAGAAATAAAGTTACTGCAATCAAAATCAACTTGATTTTCTTGTTCTTGGTTAGAAAGATTAACTAAAGTACTTTTTTTGACTAAAGTTTTGATGTCTCTAGCAGCATTTGAAGATTCTAAGGAAAACAACTTGGCGATTTGAGGGACAGAAACAGCATAAGTTCCGTCTGGCAACATTAATCCTTCGATTGTTGCAAAACCAAGATCAATCTGTGCTATAATAGATTTCATGATAGTAGCTCCAAAAAAGGGTGGATTTTACTATTATAGCAAAACTTTCTTAGGAGAGTTTTGCTTACACAAGTAATTAATTATGCAAATGGCTGCCAGTGACTGGATTTCTCCCCCAGGGGACACAATATTGGATATAGCAGAAGAGCGCGGCTGGACAATAGAGCAGTTGTCACAGCAGTTGAATTACACAATTGAATATACAAATCAATTAATTGGTGGTGAAGCGTTAATCGATAAAGATGTGGCAGCTAGACTAGAACAAGTGCTTGGTAGTACATCTAGCTTTTGGCTTAACAGAGAACTTCAGTACCGAATGTTACTGTCTAATTAAAACCCCGCTCTTGCTATGCCTGTAGCATATCAACAGATTGCGTTTAGGCGTATCTTAGGTGAAACCTGAGACTTCGCAAGCAGCAGGGTGTATACATTATAGCAAATATTAGTTTTTTATGCAAAAATTTTCTAAAGTACTTGACACTATAATAAAAAGTAGTTTATTCTAAAAGAGAAAAGACAATTAAGAGAAATTTATGATGCAAATCATTGAAAGTATTGTCCAAAGTAGAACGCACACGCTGACGCAGTGTATTCTAAAAGCGGAAACAGAAAAACAAGTTGAGCGTTTGCTTAACTCGTTTATCCACCAAAACTTTTTTGTGACTGCTGCTGGAAAACCAGCGGCAAAGTCCGCTATCAAAAGAAAAATAAAGAAATTAAGAAATCACCTGGACTCTTTAATTTTCTTAAATGCAGAACCATCTTTAATCAAGGATGGAGTACATTATTCGGTTATTTATTTAAAGGAACAGGAGGACGAGTTATGAAGACATTAAGCTATAAACAAAGCCAACAGTTAGTTAAAAAATTCTCTCTTAGTGGAGAGAATACGTTGTTTCATAAGCTATGCGCGGCGATAGCGATTAAGCAATATGCGGTAAGGATGACTTACTGCGATGGAAGACTCAGCTTTGAGCAAGTAGAGGAGTGCTATGTACCGTCCATAGAACATACTCTAGAGACGGTAGAGGAAGCTGAGGAACTACCTGCTGTGGCGGGAGAACTCTCCCCCAAGAGGGGGCAAATCATTGCTTTAGCAGCTTATACGAATTTTAGATTTGGTGCTAGAGACTTCTTGTCTGATGTGTTGACACACAAACTCAAAATCAGGATGGTGTTAAGGGACGGCCCGGACATAGGGATAGTGAAGTATGACAACAGTGTTGAAATAATACTAACAGAGTACATGACAGTGAGAGAGATGATAATGTCAATCAACTCTGCTGATGCGGAGATGGTGGATGAACAGGAACTAATGAAGTGGAGAAAACAGTTCTTGGAGCTGGAAGAAATCCAGTCAATGGAGTGGATAAAACCCAACAGAGAGACAAGAGTTAGCCACTGGGACGATAGAGATTAACACAAACCCACCCAAGGGGTGGGTTATTAAAAAAGAAAAATTTCTAAAGTACTTGACGTTATAAAAAAAAGTAGTTTATATTAAAGGAGTAAAAGTTCAGGAGTAGGAAGATGAGTACAACGACGGCGATTCAGAGACAAATAGCAAAATACACAGTGCTAGTGAAAGCTGGATGCCGGCGGTACATCCTCCCCTTGCTGGACGCTGAAGCGAAATTGGAGGAACAGACAATGACGACACAACAGACACATACACACACTATCTTGTGTGATTTAGAACAAGAATGGATAGCCAAGATCGCTATTCATTTCAATGTTGCCGTTGAAGGCAACAGACTGCTTTGTACAGAAGAGCAGTACAATAGAATCAAGGAACTGTCTGCAACGAAGTTCAAAAACTTAGGTAAAAAGATAGGATATGACTACGAGTGTCATATCTTGGAGTGCTTTGTATTTGAAGGAAAAATCCTCACTCAAGAGGAAAAAGAAATCAAAGAGAAAATAAGAATCATCGGCAACATGAATGCCGATGATTTGAAAGAACACATCAAGGCGTTTAAATTCAAAAACGTCACCTTGATGAAAGAAGGTGGTGACGTTGTAGAAATATATTTGGAACGGAATACAGACGTAAACGCTATTATGCAGCGTTTATGGGATGAGTATATCCCGTTCCAGATGTCAGAGTCCAAAAACCGCATACAATGTGCGGGGAAAAAAGGACGCATCAAAGATGCATACGAACGTTTAAGAGCAGAGAATGCTGCTCGTCCGTGGTTTAAGCCAACAAAAGAATAA